TAAAGCCTACCCAAAATTCCGGGATATAAATTGTCATGATTTTCCTCCTATTTCCCGTGCAATCTTTCCAATTCCGTTGCACGCTTTAAAATTTCTTCAGCATAGTTGCTAAGTGTTCCGTCCTCATATGCTCCGATTCCGTAATTATCGGAATATCCTGCGTTATAGAACATCAGTGCCGGTGCCGCTTCGCCATATTTGTGAAGCAGTTCTTCCAGAATCGTTACTCCCACATAAATGTTGTCGTATGGGTCAGTCATATTCCGATCTCCGATCAACTCCCAGTGAATTTCCTTATCCACCTGCATGAGACCGACGCAGTTACCATTTACCGCATCCGGGTTCCAGCTAGACTCCCGTTCGATCATGGCTTCCACAAGCTCCGGTGAAATGTTCTTGCTTTCGCATAGTCTTTCTATGTACTCCTGCCAGTCTCCCTGATGATCGCTCCCGGCATTCGCAATCATGGCAAAACCGACGAACAACAGGAATGCAATTACTACCGCTATTGCCATTTTTTTCATTTCCCCCTCCTACTTTTTGTGACATTTGATAGGTGAATGTTCTCGCCATCTATAATGTCGTGCTGGAACATTTTCACCTCGAAACTTCTTTTTCTTCTCGCTCAATGCATCCTGCTCCGCTCTGAATGCTTTGTACTGCTCACATTCATCATGGTAGCTTCCGCATCCACGACGTTCACACTTTAAGCATGGTGCTGTCTGCATAAATGCCTCCTGTTTTACGAATAGTTCCCTTTCATCTTCCTTTTGTATATGCTTTTTGCTAAAACAGAGCAAGAATTATTCTGTTGAGATTAAAATGGTAGATTCTTCTGATTTAGAAGAACAACGTTTTGAAAACGGACGTTTAATCTGCCCGTATTCAGCATTGTCCGGTTGTTGCCACACCCCAAAACAATGTTCCATACTTCAAAATCTCAACAAATAATTTACTGGCTCTCTGTAACAGGAGAGCCAATTTCAACCTCATACCCATCTTTGAATCTGATGCTTTTAATCTCTCCAGCAGTGTCCTGATTAACAAGTAGCACCCTCAAGTCTGTCGCGATCTCAAAAGCGTTCAAGTCAATTGTCAACACAGGAAGCTCTCCAGCTTTTTGCTTTAATTCGTAACTTCTGACACCATCAATTTTGCGACCACCAATACGAATTTCGGTGAATATTCCTTTTTCCCCATCAACCTGTCTTATTTCGATTTTTGCCATTTTTCTCCACTCCTTTTGTTGACTACCTTTCAATCAGCGGATATGTTCCGTTCTTTTTCAGAAGTTCATACAGAAACAATCTGCCCTTCTGCGTCCACTCTGTCTGCATTACAACATCTGCCTGTCCGCTTGATCTGGTAATATCAATCGTTTTGCTGTGGACGTATCCAAGTCCTTGATACTTCCGGTACAAAATCCACTGACCACCGACTTTATGCTGGACTCCTAAATCTTTCAGCACCTTGTTGAATGCTTTCGCCGACATCCCATAGTCCTGCGCAATCTGCGTTACCAGAACCGCTGACTTGCTTTTCAAGATCAAATCAACGTAGTTCACTTTCGGTTGCATTTCCGAAATGGTGTTATTCATTTCCACAACTTCGGTTTCAAGTTCCTGTATCTTCTTGTCCCGTTCAGCAATCTTTTTCTGCGCCACCAGAATTGCATTTGCCAGAAGTTCATCGTCCGTCATGTTTTCCTGTCCGGCAATGTAGCCGCCATTCTTGCGGATGGACGGGAGCACTTCGGATGTGACCCATCGTTTGAATTTTTTTGCATCCTGCAATTTGCTAGAAAGTACAAGCGCATATAATCCGCTTTCGCTTATAAATGCTGTCTTCTGCATTCTTCCGATGGAATCCTGAATTGGGACTTCATGTCTATCTTCCGTGTCTACGTGATCCGAAATTGCTTTTGCTCCTCTTTCGTATCCAAGTGCTTTTGCCACATCGTTTCCGCAGAACCACACATTATTTACCTTATCTACCACAGTTCGAATTTCGCCGAACTCTGAATTTTTGAAAATTTGTAATTCGTTCATTTCCTCTCACTTTCTTTCTGTGATATACTCTCCTATAAAGGAGGTGGTAAAGATAAGTAAATGTCCTCTTAACGATTTCAAGGATTGTGTACATGACTGTGCGTGGTATATTTCCAAGTATAAATGTTGTGCTATGCATAAATTAAGCAGTCTACATAGCGTATCAAATCTCGTAGAGCTTAAGTCCATAGAAAGAAATATATCCAGTATCGAATCCGCACTTAATCGGCATCAATCCTGATAATCGTATCTGCGATACGGCAAATCTCGCCCGCAATGCGAATTTTGGTTTCCGCATCAGCAGAATTACTGTTGCTTTCCTCTGCCAGTTTCTCAATTTGCTGGTAGAGGACTTCTTTTAACCCATCAATGTCATGTTGCATTTTCCTTATTCCTCCTTTCTACTAAACCGGTTCAATCAACAAACTGCTTTACGTCCGTACCAAGGTAGTCAGCTATCATTACCATAGTGTCTAACTTAGGTTTGCTTTTGTCATTTTTCCAATCAGAAAGCAGCATTGGAGAAATGCCTAAATCTGTTGCTACCCGATATGGAGTAATCCCTTTTTTGCTGATAATCTCGCAAAATTTTCCATAAGAACTTCCATATTTTCTTTCCTGCTTCAAAATTCATACTCCTTTCCTTAAAAACTATTGAAATTATTAAGGAAAACCGTTATAATACTATCTACCAGAACAATATATAACTAACCAATATAACCTAGGTTTTAAGGCTTTCCTTAATCTAGGTCTAGTATATTACGGGTTTCTTTAAAAGTCAATAACATTTTTAAAGTTTTCCGTAATTTCTTTGAGGTGATTTTTATGTACGAACATTACCAGAAATTGCTAGACGAAAAAGGTCTAAAGAATGCCGATGTATCAAGAGCAACCGGCGTTTCAAACATGACTCTTTCCGATTGGAAACGTGGAAAAACGAATCCAAAAACAGAAACAATGCAAAAATTAGCGGACTATTTAGATGTAACCGTTGATTATCTTGTAAACGGTGAAGAGAAAGAAATTCCGCTACAAACGCAAGCTGATCTGTGGATTTCCATTAGAAACGATAAAGAATTGTTAAACGCCTTGGAAAAATACATGAAACTTTCAGATAAAAAGAAAAAGCACGTCATTGATACTATCGACGTGCTTAGTGAGGTGTAAATATGAGTTATATTACTAAAGACTTCACAGGTTTCTGTCCTACGCAACAGAAAGACTACTCCGTTTCAGTAACATATTGTGGTGACAATACTCTGGAAACAAAAGAAAAATTTTCCAGAGAACGCTTTGACTGCTCTTACCAAAAATCCTATGGATGCAAACGGGCAAATAAATGTCCTATCATGGAAAAAGCACCACATAATATCTAATGGTACTATATATCCATTTCGTGTCCAACATCATCAATGAATGTTATCTTCATATCACCGTAGCCTTTATGACGCATAAAACACAAGCAGTCCACGCTTAAATTTATGGCATTTAGGTCTACGGTTAATGTTGGTGCGCCAGAGACATCTTCTTTAAGCTCAAAACTACGAACCCCTTTTAATTTATGCCCATCAACAAAAATCTCTGTATATCCCTTCTCTTCGTTTGACTTTATTACAATATTTGATAAATTTTCACTCATTTTCTTTATCCTCCTTGATAATATCCTTTGTAATATTAAAAATGTATAATAGAATATCTTTTCTTTTTACATTCTCAATCATTTCGATGATCTGTTTCCTGTACTCTTCCTTCTCATTCACTAAAAACCCTCCCATCAGAAATCCGCATGTGCCGTAAAGTAGCTTAACATAATTATAGAACATATGTTCTTATTTTGTCAATATCAATCAAATCTTGTCGAATCGTGTCGGATTTTGCAGAAAGGTTATGTATGCGAAAAGATTGACAGATTTTCCCGAAAAAAGTAAGCTATTCGTATGGGGAAACACCATGCGGATTAGTGTTCCCCCAGCCGGAAGTTGATGTCTCTTTTTTGAGACAATCATATTTTAACACTTTAAAGAGGGAGGACGGAACACTATGAAAAAAGAAAATTTGTATAAATTATCTGGACATTTTACCAGAGAAAACACTGTCTTTACAGATAATTTGCGTCACAATTTGGATATTTGCTTAAAGTATTCAGATATTACCATTCATGAACTTGCTGAATCAGCCGGTATTTCATTTGACACGCTTAAAAATCTGTTGTACCAGAACTCCAAAGATTGCAAGCTGTCCACTGCCGCCCTCTTAGCTAAGGCTATAGGTGTTACAGTGGATGAGCTAATCGGACTTGACACTATTTCCGAAGAGGACATGGACTGCATTTCTATGTTCCGTGAAATGCCTGAACACTATCAGTATTTTGTGCGCTGGTTCGTCCGCAGGCAATATGATCTTTCTTTGGGCGGTTTCCGGCAAGGGAGAAAAACTGTCCCTGTGATGAATCTGGAGGAACATCCAGACGGCACGTTACATATTTCCGGCGAGTTTGAATTCCTTGATATCACTGATATTCCGCAAAATATCAAGCCGCAAATTTTTATGGGTATAAAAACATCGGTTGACAACTATATGCCGCACTATTCTCCATATGATATTCTCCTGATTGCCAATGACCGCAATCCACGTCCTACCGAGGATATCATCATCATTTACGGGGACAATGTGTTCATTGCCCGCAGAAATCCTTGCGGAAATGGAAAATTTGAATATGTGAGCATCAGAGATAACAGATCCCGATGCTCAGAAGGTGATGTTGATGATGTTATTGGTTATGTGGCGTATGTGTTGTAACGCTGATTTATGGTGTAATTTTTAAGCAAACATACTTAATAGCTTTTCCATCAATATATGCCATGCTGTTATGATATGCCCATCCAGTATCAGTTACATAAATATTGTCTCCATAGTGTGATTGCGACTGTCCTTCTACCACATTAATATACATTCCATTTACGTTACAATATATTCCTATTGGAAATTGTGAACCGGACACATTTCCTCGGAAAAATACAATATCTGGTTTGAATCCGCACCAACCTGCTGTTCCAGCAGTCCAATCACCGCTAGCAATTTTTATAATGCTGTTTAATGGAATACTTATGCACTTATTGAATGTCCATGAACCCCAATAACCAATTGCAGGAACAACTTTTATATTAGTTCCATCATTTCCGTAGCATGATTTTGTTTGATCTGACGTTTCTATAGTGGCTGTTTGCTCAACATTTGAATAATCCCTCATTGCGCCAGTTATCATGTTTCCATTAACCCAAGCGGTCTTACCTGTTAAAATATTTCCGGCAGACGCAGTTCCTCTGGTCTGAGAAGACAAACTTTTTGCTGATACTTTTCCAGATCCATTGTGATAACCAGCAGGAATCGTATAACTTCCCCCGCAGTTAAGAGACGCTGTTTTTGCACCCTGATTTGTCATTGTTCCGGTGCGCTTTGTTTTTGCATCGGCATTGTAGAACGTCTTCCCGGACAGTACATCTCCCGTACCTGCATTTCCTGTTAAAGCAAGCGTTCCTGTCAATGGCTCTCCATCTGCACCAACAATTACTTTTCCATTTAAAACATCTCCAGCCGCAGCAGTAACAACATCCAGATCAATTCCGCCACCGCCGCCCGGCATTAAAATAGTTCCCATAACCTAGACTCCTTTCAAACCAACCGTAATGTCTGTGGCTGGCTTTTTGTATACTTTGAATGTAACACTGCCATCAGAAGTTGAACCAGTTCCAGAAGATACAATTCCGAATGCCTTACTGTATGCTTTCTGTGTTGCCTCAGATGCCCCGTCTGCCAGCAAGCTGACAAGCACCGGAGAATCCGTCGATCTAATTCCATCAACCGTCACAATCTGCTGATATGGAGCTGCCGAGCCTGTCCATTCGTTTGCTTTCAGAGTCACCGACTTAACTCCTTCCAGTTTATTCACTTCAACGTTGGTTGCGTTAATATCCTTTGCTCCAAAGGTGTCACCGGTCTGCTGATACTCTGTAGAATCTGTGAACGACACTGTACCATCAGAATTAGTTGTCTGTGTATACTTTCTCTGCGTACCCGTTGCAATGATATCATCTTTGTAATCCGTCTTTAATGCCATTTATACTCTCACTCCTTTCATTCCACCCAGCCTGAACGATAGCACTGGCAATCCTGCTTCTTGCCTGTTCAACATTTCATAGATGCTCAGCATAGCTGATTCTATCCGGTTCAGTTCGTCCCACTGGATAAAAGCTCCATTGCTGTAGAAAGTTGCTGTAACGCCCAGGTCTTGCGTATAAACATTATCGTTGATTGTTTCCAGGTTCTTCTCAAAATTATTGATTTCACGGGCATATGGATAGTCGGCATACACTTTATCCGCTCCCATATTGATAATATTGAAATCCGGGTAAAGCTCTTCCGCTCGTTCGTGTAAAAAATTAAGATTTCCTTTAATCCTGTTGTAATCCGATATATTAAACCGGTCTCCAACCGCCCAGTTTGTTTTAGGCTGAATCCACGCCATATTACAGCACCACCTTTCTTGCTTTTAAAGTGCCTGACCATCCGGAGCTATATTTCAGCTCATTCTGGTAGGCTCGTATCATCGTGTTGTCTCTTTCTTTTAATTCCAGATAGAAAAGATCATTCGCATCTGTTCTCGGATCTCCGTTCCACGAAATTTGATAATCTACATCACCCAGATAGTAGGATGCAAGCCATTCCTCCTGATCTTTTGCCAACTCTTCTGTGCTGATAAGTGGATTGCTCCATGCTTTTTCAATACCCGTGTCATTGTGGTTGATTCTGTAATACAGTTCATCCACAACATATTCATATCCCTTGACAGAATATCTGATTTTTTCACCGGCTGTTCCTGTGATCTTAATATCTGCAAAGTAGTTGCTGCTGACAGTAATCGCTGCCGTTGCGTTCCCTTCTTCTACTGACACTGTAAGACCGTATGACGCTTTGCTAAAATGAATCGTTTTCGTGATCTCTGTTCCGGCCAGTGTGAGTTCTTCTGACGATAATTCTTTAATTGCCAATGTAGAATTTCTGTAAAGGCTTCGCTTAACTGCAATCGTTTTGACTCTTTCTTGTCTTGTTGCAGTCGGTGAACCCTTCAAATTGTAATCTCTTGACAGCGTGTAATCTGTTGCATTTCCGAACAATACCGAGTCAACCGCCACTCTGGCATTTGGGTAACCTTTCTTGAACACAATCTCCATGACGTCGAACCGGTCAAGCTGTTCTGTGTACTGGCTGTATAATCCAGGATTTTCGACCGTTACATCCTGCACCTGTTCTTTCTGATAGTAGGTTACTACGTGGTATTCTTTAGGTGCCACATTCCGGAATTGAATAGCAAAACCGTAACAAATATATCCAGACTCCAATTCGATGATAATTTTTGGTATGTCCTCAAACTCCCCGTTTTCATCTGCTATGCTGTCACTGACATATCCAGTCGTATCAACATAATCCGCTTCTGACTCCGGAAGAAACATCACCGTTCCATCTACCACGGAAAAATCGTTACTGAACATTGCATATGCTGTCCGCTCTCCGGATTTCAGAACATTTTCTGCATGGCTGAATCCTGTTTGCGCTGCCGTTCCGTTGTCCCCTATCGGTAGTACATCTTCTCCCGGATACAGGAAATTACTTGGATACAGCAAATCTATTCCGGCACTGGAAGTCATATCCGGGATAAAAGATGATCTGATTAGTACCCTTCCTTTTCTATCGACGCTTAAAACACAGCGTCCGGCATTCGATATGATCTGCAGGGCTTCCGAATGTTTTACCGCAGGCATAGGATTGCATACCTTGACATCATGCAAATACGGGTCGATCACATATTCTTCTGGCTTCATGCCGGCATCTGTCAAAACATCCAGTGCCAGATCATACAAAGATATGCCCTCCGTGCGGTACAGACCCTTGTAATACGTTCCATTCAGTTTCCAGTCAAATACATCAACCATGGTAAATTTGGCTTCTGTATCGGTCGCTGACCACGATTTAAGGAATGTGGTGATTTCCGGCACCCATTCAATTGTTCCTTCACCATCCAGATCATATCCGAATGACACCTTCATCTCCTGCCCCTGCTCCATGTAGGCAACGGCTGATTCCGGGTTATCCGGGTTGTAATACAAATCCTGATTGTCCACTGTCAGGGTCATATCCTGACTCGGAAGAGATTCACATACGGACGATACATAGTCTTTATAGGTGAATGATTTCACCTGCTTATTTGAAAAAGTGTTGGAAATTCCGCAGGTAAATTGAAAAATTCGCATCCTTCCCTGTCCATTAACCATGGTTACCGGTGTTATCCGCAGGAATGTTACCGCATCAAATGTATCCTCAGTAACAAATATTTTCCCGGCATTTTCATAGGTTTTCGTACCATTATCAGACTGAACCGTAAATGAAGTAGGGTAGCATTCCCCAAAATCAATTGTAAGTCCCTTGATATCCGCAATGTTTCCGTCAAAGGAAATGTACATGGGACTTAGCAACTCACTCGTCACCAAACCATTGTTGTAATAGTCGTACCCTTCATATTCCTCCGGCAGAAAGTACATGGTTCCGTCAACCTTTGCGAAATTCTGCTCCATGGTGGCGTACACCCGGCTTACTGTGTTATCCTTGAATACCTCTGTGTTGTTTACGAAGTACGCAAAATCATTATCAGATTCTTTTGCAACTACGTTATCCTGTGCCGTTGAACTGATAATTCCGATTCTGGCAGTTATGTAGCCACGGTTCCGCATCGGCTGCCTCATGGCCTTTTTATATGCTGCACTTACATTTTGCATGATCTATCACTCCCAACCGGCATCAATCAGATTGAATTTGCAGTTTTCATACTTTGTAACAATATGAGAATCCGGGTCTGAATAGAGTGGAACCCCCGTTCTGTCCCCCGGGTACATTGTAATGGTGATTGGTCTCCCTGTTCTGTAGTCCTCAAATGTTACAGGTACAAAATATGGTTTAATTGCATCCAACATGCTCTGCCACTTAGCTGCATCCAGCATTGCCCATTCCATATTGTTCAGCTTAAAAATGTCTCTTCCTACTCTCTGGCCAATGACTGCATTGTTCGCATTTCGCCCGGCATTTACCGTTGTGCTGATAATATACGAAAATCCCACCCTAGGGCACGGGAAGTCTACCCCGTTCACGTTTAGGAAAGAGGACATGCCAGAACCAATTTTTATTTTTTTTTCTGCCATTCAGGCACCTCCGTTCTCGGCAGAAGTACCCTCCGGCAGTCTGCCAGTATCTTTTTCTGGTTAGCGGATGCCTACGTCGTCGGCACCCGGTATGATTCTTACTCTATCAATTTTGCTTTTAAATTCCGGCGGATAGAACCGGACATAAAGTGGGACAGGCTCTTTTCTATGCCCTCCCGGTAGTTCGTCTGCATATACATATCAATTAACGGAATATACTGGTCTAGCGTCCACACATCATCCATGATTCCGTATTCGTCCTCGTCTTGATGCAAGTAATTGTATACGATATTGCTAATAGCCGGTCTTGTGAGTGGCTTATGCGGCTTTCCTTGCGTTCTGGCATATTCGCTTACAAAGTATTCAGCTATGTCCTTCAACTCGGCTCTATAGCCGCTAGCAGGTGATTCTCCTTCTTCCGTCATTGCCTCGTCAATGGCCTTTGTGACCGTAGGAGATAACGTACCACCTTCAGATGTGGGAGAGACCTCTTTTTCCGCAGAAAAAGAGCATACTCTCATACTATCGTAATCATTGTTATTGTAATCATTGTTAGTAATACATGTTATAGGAATGCCTGTTTGTGCAACTCCCGAATTACACTTTGTGTTATTCCCTTGGGAATTACATTTTGTGTCATTCCCGTTTTCCTGTTTTGGCAATTCCTGATTGTTTTCTCCGGTAATTTCTTTTCTTAAATTCTCTTTCCAGATCGCAACTGCTTCATTGATTTTTTTCCATTCAGGTCTAATATGGACAGTAGGCATAGAATTAAATTTATACTTCGCCAAAGTAATAAATCCTTTTTCAGCGAGTCTTTTAATTGCTTTATCATACTGTCTCTCACTGATTCTGATTTCTTCCCACCAGTCTTTTCTCTGCTTTGCAATCCAATATTCCCCATCTTTAAATATGCGAACTTTTGTATTATTCTTTTTGTCTGGTGTGAACCAGTAAAGGATTCTGGAAAGAAGTGTTCCCTCTATCAAATCCCCTGTAATATCAATGTATTTGTGATATGTATGATTGCACTTTGCGCTTGACAAAAATTCAATCTGTGTATTTATTTCATCTTCAGTTAATTTTTTCTGCTGTTCATTCATTCTTATACCTCCGACATCAGATATGTGTGCTCCTGCATGCACTTGCGACAATAATAGTTGAATCAGTGGGAAAGCGACTGTCGTCTCGCCTTTCGGTAGCTACCCTATCCCACTGAAAAAGCAGCCGGAGGAATCGAACCTCCATAAACCACTGACTGCTTGCATGTGTTTTATACGGCCTGTAACAAGGCATTGTTTTCATTTAAGAATTTCTTAATTTGGTCATATCCCCAACCACACCCGATGAGTCCGCTGACAAGCATTTCTTTTGACTGGACTATTCTTAAATCCTCTTCGCTAAAAAAGTCTCTCAAATTTGCTTTATCGTCTACTCCATACTCTTCCCGGAGCTGTTTTGCATTTTTACCAAATACAGCTTTGTAAATTACATTTGTATATGTGGAGTAGGCATGACCATGCATCCGATCATTTTCTTCTGATTGTTTCAAAGTATTGGTAAGAGCCTGCCGGACTGCAATGCCTTTTTCTCTTTCTCTGATTTTTCCGATAAGAGCTTTTTCCATTGCGTTAAACTGGCGAATATATGCTTCTTTGAACTGCATAGCCTTTTCACCGGTATACCCCATTGCCAATAACGTAAAGCCGTCTCTGGTCATAATAAACATTGATTGATTATGACCCTGTTCATTCACATATTTCGACTGCACGAAATTGTGCAATCGAAAATCTTCACTGCATTTCAGCTCACGTATATCCTGTAAAACCCTACGGTGTTCCTTTCCGAACGTTTCCGCTACATCAAGGCTAGTTACGGTCGCAACTTCTTCTTTCTGGATTTTTGTGATCTCAACTAACATATACCATCCTCCTGTGATATTTATTGTTCGTTTCAGACAAACAAAAAACGCCCACCAGACACAGTATCTCTACCATGTCCAGTGAGCGTGATTCTCAAAATGTTTGCCGTCCTTGCTCGGTTCGTCCTATCCTTTTCGCCCCGTTCTCCCCTCAACGACAAGCCGGGCGGAGCTGATGGATTCGGCTGAATTTGATTTTATTATAGCAGTTTTCCCCTAGAATATCAAGGTCTGCTGTGCATTTGCAGAGTCGATTTGTTCTGCCAGAACATACGGCGGCTGATAGTTATTGATGATATCAATAGCCTTGTCCACCTGACTCCGTTTCAATGCCCGGTACGTCTTGATCTGAAAGTTGTACTTCAAATTCGCATAGATGCCCTGATACACCTTGCGGCGAATGGATTTATCCCGATACACATTAGAGGTCTTACCTCCCATTACAGCCAGTCCCTTGCGCTTCACAGCAGACGTTATCCGGTCTTCCTCTACCGGGAGAATCGGTAAATCCATTTTCAGACTTTCCATGTCCTTCTTGATGCTGTCAACCTCCTGTTGCAACTCCATATGCCCCTGCGCCAGAATCATGATTTTGTCGTTGGTGCTGATCGGCATGGTGTAAGAGCCATTCTTACGAATTGCCGGGAGGACTTCTGATGTCACCCACTTCTTGAACTTCTTTGCAGAGTCAAGTTTACTGCCGAAAACAAGCGCATAGAGACCGGATTCATTGATAACTGTAACTGTTCTTTTCTGACCTGCGTACTCGATTTGAGTACTCAGCTTATCATCTTCGTCTACATGCGTAGGAACAGCGTTTTTGACATTGGAATACCCAAGAGCTGAAGCAATATCTATTCCTACAAACCAAACATTTCCGTCGATCTCAACGGTTCTAATGTCCCCAAAATCTGGGTTATTGAAAATCTGAATATCAGTCATTATCTGGCACCTCTTTCCTTGCGATATTTTACGATGGCATAATGGTAAATCTTAAACAAAAAATCACAGTTCTCCATTTCCTCGATCATAGAAATCAACGCTTTTTTATAGTCCATTACTGCACACCGCCTTTCTTTCCCATATTGTCCAAGCATCCATGTCCCCAGTATTCTAACCAGCGTCTCATGAATGTCTCCCAGTAGGCTAACATCCCGTCAGTGTCCATGCAGTCAACCATCTCGTGAATTTTCTTTCTGTTCTCTTCCATCAACCTTTCCTCCCTTACACCTGCGGAATATAGCTTCCGTCCATGATACTGATTGCCAGTTTCATTCCTTCCACGGCGTAATAGCTGTCATTTTTGGAAGCACACGCCATGAAAATTTCGCTCAACTTCTCATAAACCTTTTCGTTTACGATTTCTTTGATCTCGTCCATCAGCGGCTGAAAGAATTCTATACACTTATCGCCCTTTTCTGCGCTTTCTGCTATCTGACTGGAATATACTACCTCTAAAAATTTGTCCATTTTTTTTCGTTCCTTTCAAAATTATTTGATTTTCCCGAAAGGAACTGATATAATAAATTTACCAGTCTTTCGGGAATGGTGAAAACAGTCGTTACGCTTTGGTCGGTGCTACGGCTGTTTTATTTTTCTTCCAACTTCTTTATCCCGCGACTAATTGCTTCTGTCTTATTTACGTTTTCACGTTCACAGTAATTTTCCAAAATGCGCTTATCGGAATCACTTATGCGGATACTAATCTTATTTGGTCTTGGGTTATCTGTTGGTCTGCCCGTCCTTGGACTCATATTCTCACCTCACTTTTGTCTGGCATAATTCTATTATATATTTTGTCCGGCAAAAGTCAATACCTTTTTGCAAAAAAAATGATGCCCCATAACAGGGCACCACTTTTAGGCATTTCTTTTGATTGTTGCTTCTTCCACAAATAGATAGTTGTTCTCTTCCATCAATGACAAATGTATATCGTCTTCAAACCATTGGTCTACAATTGCATTTTTCTTATTTTTAAAATCTTCGTAATCTTTAAAAAGACTTACCATACCGGTTTCGCCTTTCTTTGCTTTAAAAATATATCGACCAAGAGGCAAATCTCTTCCTACCAAATAGCTTCCAGACGGATAAATTCCTTTTTCTTTGTCGTACATATCATTCCATCCTTACAGCTTTGCTTCAAAAACTCTACCGCACTTTGAGCACACAAACGTGGTCTTTCCGCGTTTACCACCGATTCCTGTTGCGGCTCCTACGATTCCACCAACCGGGCCTCCCAAAGCAAATCCAACTGTGTTTCCTACAATTGCCTTACCGAACGAAAATTTTTTCTTTGTGTCCGCAGGGATTCCAATTCCATCACATCCCCAGCTAGGACATTTGATTGTTTTTGCCATCTTTTCTCCTCCGTTTAATAATTTTTTATTATATCTTCTAGGTCACTTTCCGATACAGAATAGTGATATTCAAAGTCAGATGCACTATATGAACCCATCATAGAATTTAATTTATCAGCAATAGACGCTCCTAGAGCTGCTCCCTGTTCATATGGGTCATCGGAAGAGTCCAGTGCTTCTTTTGCTGTCTGACGCTGATATTTTGTAAAAATTGAATTCCATTCTTCTTCTGTTCCACCATAGTATATTTGAATTTTTTCATCTTCATCAGGGTGTAAATAATTAAGTGTTGCATCATACACTACTTCCATTGATTCCGGAAAATATACGCTTTCAACATCGGAAAAATTAAATACAGCATTATTGATGGTTTTAATCCCATCACCCAATATCAAAAATTTTACCTTATTTGTATCAAGAACAAATTCTGATAAATCAGTGGTGTAATTTTTCTCATTCACCTCATATTCTGGCTGAATATACAAAACCTTTGATTTACCATCATAGCTTTTTAAAATCATGCTATCATCAGATTTTTGGTGTTCAAACTTAGAAAGATCGGCTTTTGCGCTTTCTAAATTCATTTCCTGACCTCCGCATCCGGTAAGCATAACCGCTGCTAAAGCAATGCAAACTATCCTTTTCATATAACTTTCCTCCCATGAAAATATACCCAGATTATACCACGGAAAAAGACAAAAGAAAAGAGGCGGCAGGTTTTACCCTACCGCCTTAATTTTACGTGAAACTGAAACCATTCCGGCTGATACGATTATTGATCGCATTAACCAGTTCCCGTCCGTCTACATTTATGGATGCATCCTTTTCTGCAATCTCCCGGTTTGTATCTGCAATGTCTGACAGATACGGAGCCAGTGCTTCTGTAACCGCAGCCTTAACGCCCTCACGGATTCCGGCAACAATCTGTTCGTTGTTCGCCACAGCTGTTCTACCATTCGAGAACTGACCAACCATTTCATTGTGATTAGCAAAGAACAAGCCGTCTTCCGGGAAACCTCCGACTTCATAAGCTGGAATGGTAACATGAGAAATGCTATCAAAATGTACTTTGTGAAGTGAGGAGACACCCATCACAGCGGCATTCTTGTTGAAGTCACTTATCAGGCTGTTCATGGACTTTTGGATTTTGGAAAGACCGGCATTGAATACGTCGATCATACCGTTCATTACATTTCCTACCATCTGAACAATTCCCTTAAATCCTTCGTACAGTCCATTTTTCATGTTTGTTCCGAATGCATTCCATTTAGCAACGGTAAACCAAACTGTGACATCTGTGTTCCACCACGTTTTAAGGTCTTTATGCCACTGATCGGAAAATTCATCCCACTTATCTTTCAGAGCTTTTCTGAAATGCTCGCCCTGTTCTGTCCACCTTGCAACGGTAAACCATGGCATTACATTTACAGTAAACCAAAGGTTAATGCTGGATTTCCACCATGTAACAAATTCATTCCACTTCTGCTGCAAGCCAAGCTTCATGCCGTTCGTTTTGGCATTCCAGAATGCATCCGTGAACCACGGAGCCACATTCGCAGAGAAGAAGGATGGCATTGCCGTTCCAGACCACCATGTAGTAAGTTCACTCCATTTCGTCTGAAATCCGGTAAGCATTCCGGTAAATGCCGGTGTCCAAACTTCCGGTGAAAGAGCGGATGTGATGCCGTAAATCCATTCATTCATTGCATCAATGGTACTTTGAGAATTATTCCGGATTCCATCATTAAAGCTTTGAATGGCACTTTCAGCAAGAGAGCGCCCGGCATCTTCCATTTTGCTTGCATTTTCCTGCGTTCCTACAACATATCCGTCTACAGAATCACCTGCTAATGCTGCAAATTTTTTGGAAGGACTGTGGCTATCCTGTGCCGCTGCGAATGAATCTAACACGTTTTGCGCCATCTGGCTTGCCGCTTCCTGTGCTTCTGTGCTGGTTGAAAGCGTATTAGAATAACCTGAAATAGAATTACCAGCAGCCTCAACCATGCCATCCGTCATCATGCTGGTAAGCTCTGAAATGGTATTTCCAACCATATCATATGCCCCTTTAGCATCTGCCAGAGTTTGCATAGTTTCTTCATATTTGCCTTTAAAGCCGTTCAGATCTTCTGACGCTTCACCAAGTTTCTGTGAAAGATAATCGTAATTTAGCCAGTTAGTCTCTTCTCCATTATTTGTGATTTCATCCCACAATCTTTGCTGTTCATCAACAAGGGCAGTGGTATCATCCGTGGAAGTAAGAATTTTTTGTGAAAGCTGGTCGTATTGAGCTACAAGGTCTTGCTTTTCGAGAATTAAATTGAAATTTTCCTGCAACTCATTCATTTTTTCCTTGCTGGCATTTGCATCATCCAAAGCCTCTTTCATCGTCTTGTAGGCAGTGATCTGCTCGGAATATGCACTTTTAAGTTCGTCCTGAATTGCCGATAATCTTATATCTTCAAGTTTTGACTGAATTAAGTTCTCAACGCTTTCTCTCGTGGTATTGAGAAGACCAGTCTCCTCGTTATAGTATTGGCTAAGTCCCGGAAGAGTATCTACCAAACTGCTTGCCAAGGATTTCATTTTTTCCTTTTCTGCGTTTGTCAGATTCTCTTTTTCAGCCAGATCAAAATATTGATTAGCCAAATCCTGCGCCATTGTAGCTTCTGCTGTTCCTACTTCGTCCACATATTCTTTTGAAGCTTGCATTCTTTCTACAGTTGCCTGTGCAGTTCCTCTTAACCGCTCTGTAATATCAGACAGCTTTTCACCGTAAAGCGTCATATCTTCCTGCTCGGAAAAAGCTCTACTTGTTCCGCTTATTGCTGCCGCTAAAGCTGTAAATGCCGCTACTGCCAATCCAGCGGGACCGAATGCAACATACAAAGCAGCGCTCGCTGCACCTGCTCCTACTGCAATTTTAGAAATGGAAGAAACTAAGTTTTCACTTCCAGACTGAAGATCGTAAAAAGCAGTACGGATGAGCGCAAATTCTGCGACTACGGAAGTAACACCTATAATGCCCTTTTGCAATCCGGTGAGATTATCTCTTATGTTTGTAATGGCTGAATTTAATCCACCAGCCCAGTCTCCGTAATGAATGCCAAACATCAATCTCTGGAAAGAATCTCCTGCCACATTAACAGCAGATGCAAGGGAAGAGGATTTTGTTGCTAGGTAGCTAATACTATCTGCATCACCAGTGAAAGCACCAATTCCAGAAGATACCAGTTTTACTGCATTGTTGAGGTCTTTGAAAGCTTTTGTAACTTTACCAGAAGCAGGAATTAACAAAAGCAATGCAGTATCAAGCCTTAAATTTCCGAAGAAGTCAGTAAAGGCATTTACCAGATTTGACCATTTGAATTTCTTTATTGCTGCAACGAACGCTTTTTCAAATCCTTTTACCCACGTATTCAATGTAGTTGCTAAAAGTTTGAAATTAAAGTTTGAGAGAAACTTATTGATTCCAGCAGCAATAGACTCCCCAAAGTTTGTCCAGTCAAATTCTGTTCCGAAGGAATTTAAAAATTCCAGAGCTGTATTCAGCGCTCCGGCTATGGTTTTTCCGATATTTCCAAATAATCTCGGATTGATAAGACCATTAAGGAAATCCGCCAGATCTTTTCCGAAGTTTCTAGCTTTTTCGTAAATGCTATCCCAGTCAATACTTTCCATTGCACGGGACAATTCCTCGCTGATATACCGTCCAAGCTGGTATAAATCTTTAATGTTACTCTGAAAATCCTTAAAGATAGTGTCTGTCTTAACCAGACCACCAGAGCCAGCACCGCCACCTGCGCCACCTGCACCGGAACCAGAACCGCCGGAACCGGAATCTGAATCATCCGGGTTAAGTACATTTAATTCGTCAATAGCCAGAAGATTGGTTTTCATCTTCTTTGTATTGTCAGCTGCTTTACCGGTACTGTCTGCCAGATCATCAGCCGAACTTGCCGCATCTGACCATTCGTCAGCTACACCACCGCCGGACACTTCAAATTTCCAGCCGAAGATTGCACCAAGGGCATTTGTTACCGTTGTTGCAAAGCTGATTACCTTTTGCATAACAAAATTCAGAGTCCGTAAAAACGGTTTGAATGCGTTAATCAGCGCACCACCAATAATGCCGCCCAACTGCTGGAAGGACTGCTTCAGCCTGACAACAGTGTTATGCCATGTATCGGCTGTTCTGGCGAAGTCCCCCTGTGCTGCCGTGGTATTTGCTAGGACGTACTGATACCGCAGCATTGCCTTTTCTGCCTGCGTCATGGACTTAATATCAGCATCCATGCCGTTCTTCATTGCCCACTCTTTCAGAGTAGCCTGCGTCAGATCAAGTCCATATTTACGTAGCGGAACTACCATTCCGGTGAATACAGATTGCAGGTCTTTGGCTACATCTGCCTGATCTTTGTCGTAGAAAGATGCCATATCCGCAGTCAGTTTAGTAAGATTCAAAGACACATCTGACATAGAATCTGACAATCCAATATATCCATCTGTGGCACCATTTAAGAACCTGTTTGCGTTCTCGATCTGTTTTCCACCGACATCCATAGCAGTCCCCATTGCCTGGAATGTACTGGCATACTGCTTAACGGAAAGCTCGGACATACCGAACTGCTGAATGGAGTTTTGCACAAAGTCATTAACCTTGTACTCCATATTTCCGAACGTGGTACGGACAACGTTCTCAACCTCAGTTAAATCGGATGAGATATCAATAGCATCCCGGAAAAGTCCAATCCCTCTAATGACCATCCAGTAAGTTGCGTAAAACTTGCCGATAGCACCTGCCAAAGAAAATGCACTCTTTCTTGCGTTACCGGCAGATTTTGAGAATGAGAAAAGACTTGTTCCCAGTGATCTTGCCGCAGTACCACTAGATGCTCCTGTACGTGCCAGATTAGCCAGTGCCGTGGTCATTTGGATAATGTTCTGGCTGATGTATGGTGCTTTTGAGAGCGTCTCAAACAGGTATTTAAGGTTGTTTGCAAGCAAAGGTATATTATTTACCGCTCGCCCACTTGCGACGCTTCCTAGCCTGCCTATGGACGTTACAAGGTCGGTCAGATTCTTGTTGTCAAACGACATAGAGCCGATCTGGTTCATCTGCCGGACAAAATTCTGTAATTGAGCAGAAATGCTCGGAAGATTTGCCGTTGCCTGCGTTGCGGTCTTTCCGCCCAGCTTCGCAATAGCTTTAATTGTGTTTGTCAGACCGGTTGGGTCAAACGTAAATGTTCCTACGCTGTTCATTCCCTGCACAAATTGAGCAAGCTGATCTTTTATGAGCACAAGGTTTTGCGCGCCCTGTGTAGCTTTTATACCGCCCAGTTTTGACAACGAATCAGCAACATTCACTATTCCGCTCATATCGGTGTTAAAACCGCCAGAAACGCTGTTTTTGAGCTGCGTCATAGAACCAGCTACTCTGGAAATCTGAGCAGAATCCACACCTGCTATCTTTCCAAGAGCCGTTGACATCGTAGTAATGTTTCTGGAATTGAGATTCTGCGATGCCTTGGTAATGCTATTAAGTCCAATAGCAACACCAGACATCTTGCCAACGTTGATGCTCAGGCTTGATGCCAGTTTCACCATGCTTTGAGCAAGTGCATCCAGCTTATCAGAAGCAGTTTTCGCATCCGCTTCAATCTTGATCTGAAGATCATCAATCGTGGTTGCTGCCATTTATTTCACCTCCACCATTAGTTTTTAGATGGTTAGCGAACACCTAAAACTGTGTCCGGTTGCTCGTTATAAGCAAAAAAGGGCAGTAAGCTTTGACACCTACTGCCCCATAAAATCAGACTAAAATTATGCCTGCACGATTGCCGCATCAAAACCGGCCTTTTTCAGTTTATCTGCCATTGTCTGCGCATTTCCCTTTACACCGTATGCGCCCACCTGCACCCGATAAAGAGCTTTTGGATTGCCGGTGGTAGTTTCCTCACCTGCATCTGCTTTTTCGGTTTCAGAGGTCGCAGAGACCTTCTCGCCGGTGATTCCGTAAACGATAGCTGATGCCATCTCATAGTGATTATAGAGTTTCACATCGTCCTTATCGTCCACGAAGCAGCACTCAACCAGCATTGCAGGTGCCTTGGTATTTTTCAGCACATACAGACTGGAATTTACCTTTACACCACGATTCCGGAAACCTAATCTTGCAATAGCAGCACAGACTTTTTCAGCATAGACTTTTGCTTTGCTGGACGCAGAGTAAACCAGTACCTCGACTCCGGTTGTCTTGGCGTTACCTGATTTATCATTCGCACCGGAGTTGAAGTGGATGGATACATCCAGATCAACTTCATGCAGTCTGCATTTCTGCACAATTTTCCGTAATACGTCTTTCTGTCCCGTGCCATTATCCACGGTACAGTCATAGACCGTATGTCCAAGCTGCCGGAGCTGATTGATAACCTCATCCTTTACTCTCCTGTCCTCTACAGACTCCTGAATAAGACCTACTGCGCCACACGCAACTTTTCCTGCCGGGTTATGTCCGGCATGTACGTTAATTCTCATAATAATTTCCTCCTAATCAGGACTTTCTGGTAAACCTTGCTGCCGGAGAAGGTTGATTCGCTGCTTCATTTCATACACAGCACATTCCTCTCTCGACTCAGTGTTGCCAGAAGTATTTTCTTTTTCATCTTGAAGCATCGGTTTTTCAATATATTTGGATTTAGGATGCTTTGCAAAGTTATGCTCAATGGCTGTAGCCACGGCAGACAAGCCGTAATTTCCTAACCATGCCCACATCTGTGCATCCTTCCTACGTTCCTGGATTGCATAGCCTTTCAGACAATATCCAAGTTTCGTGGGATTAAGGTGCTTAAATTCATCTATTGAAATTCCGATGGAAAAAGCCACCGGGAAGTATTCTTCCCAGATTATTTTGTGCCAGTTGATTTCTGCTTGTGATCCTGCGGCACTTTTCTCTGCTTCTGATTCTCTGCCATCTGGCTCAGCATTTTGGTGATTCCGGACAGCTCGAAAAAACCGTCCTCCTCCATGCATTTACGCAGGTCTTCATACAGGTCTGCATAGCCGATTTTATTCTCTTTCATATATGATTTCATCAGAGCTTTTGCTTCTGTCTCTGGTACCGGGTTATTCTCCATCAGACCGACAAAAAATCCGGTACGGCAGATGTGCGGAATATCAGATACCATGTTGATTGTTCCGTTAATCATATCTTTAGGTGTCGGATTCTCCATGTCAGCCGCATCTTCCAGAAGCGCCGCGCCGGAGACAATGCGGAACATCATAGACACAAAGTCTTTTCTCTCTGCTGCTTCAAAGCTAAACTCTAATTTGTAGTCGTTTCCATTAACTGTAATCTCTTTCATTTCTTTTCCCTTTCCATGAATCTGTTATAGGAAAGGGGGCAGTCCGTAGACCGCCCCACATTTCACCTTTACCACATATCAACTTCCGGCTCAGCCGTTTCGTCATCGTAGCCAGTCACCACGGCTTTTCTGCTTTTAGCAGACTGGCTTATGATTTTTTTGTCAGTGTAATAGCAGTCGGATAACCGTTCTCATCCTCTGTTACCGCAACATCATAGTCATCCTCAATCCACTTCGGGACGGTCTATACGGAAACCGTAGCAGTGCCAGTCAGATGGTCGTCGGATGCCTCACCGGGAGCAAAAGCCTCCTGCCCAATGAATCCGCAAATACCTTCAGAACCTTTTCCGTCAGTACCGTACAGGATAATGAAGTCGAGCTTCTTGCCCTCATTCTGAACCATCTCATCTTTGTACTTCTTCTCAAAAGCACCTTCAACTTCCATGGAACCTGCAGAACGTCTTCCCATCTCTTGAGTCTCAACAAGGTCTTCCAGAGTGGAAGTATCTACCATGTTCTGGGAGCCGAACGGGGAAGGAATTGATTTTGCTCTGATAAGCAGCTTGTAGGTTCCTGCCCAGTAAGCACCTGCTACTGCACTGGAACTCGGCTCCTTATAAGCAATTCTACTTTTTAAGCCTGTTGCCATAATTCTTACCTCCTAAAAATAAGTAAAAAAATAAGAGCATTGCTGCTCTTTATAATCTGTCGTTCCAATCGAATGTTCGTCTTGCACGGAATGTAGCTGCCCACAGCTTATCTTCTTTCCGACAATAAGGCATTCCAATCAACTGAAACGATAAATCCTTATAACGCTTTGCCACTTCGCTTGCTATGCTCATGGCTGTACTTCTGTCTTTGTTTGTAGTTACCTTGATCTGTGTGCTAAACAGCACGCTATTGATCTGAGTTTCCAGATCTGGATTCCGTTCTACCGGCTCTAATGCCTGTATAAGAATCGTTGGGAATGTAGGTGTGGTGCTCGACTGCTCATCACGAGTGATAAGAGCTTTTGGATATTTCTCATGAAGCTGAGCATAGATTTTTGAAAACACATTTGTGTCAATGTCAAATGCCCATTGGTTACCACTAGCCATTGCCGAACACCTCCTTTGCAATCTTTGAAATTTCCAGTATCAGTTCCAGATCGGTCTCGTACATGAACGGTCTGGACGGCATTCCTTTTGTCCAGTGCCACTCTCCGTCTCTGTAGTAAAACCAGCCGGATTCCCCATGCTCATTAACATCATATTTCCAACCGGATACAGATGTATTCGGGTGAGGATTATGCGAACCGGTAATACCAGTACCAAATTCAACATATTTCGCCCACGGGCAATCCGTGTAGACGATATAAGTGCTGCCATACTGTAAAACCATTCCAGGAGTCTTTTGTATGCTCGCCCACAGTTCACCAGTATAAACTGCGTTGTGACTTTGAATTTTCATTTGAGCAATCTCTACACCACGTTCTGCCAGACGCTCCGCAAACGTCCGGCACTTCGCAATGATTTCTTTTTTGTACTTCAAAATCTCTTTTGATGCATCCCGGAATGATTTTTCTGACAATGATACTGAAATGGTTTTTGACATATCGCACCTACAAAATATCAAGATCATTAAAAACTTTAAGAATCTTTGGAAACTGAATCGCAATCCAATCAACCATTGTTTCTTCATGCCCATACTGTTTGAAATGCTCATAGTTGGATTCTAATCCACTTTCGCACAAAAAGGCATGTATCAATTCGTGGCGGAGCTGTTTCTTTTGCAACCATTCAAAATTACCAACTTCATTTTCATTATCATTTCTGATATGGATTTCTTTGCTTGTGTAATCGCAAAAACCGTCTTCGCCTTTTTCTCCAAAATGTTCGTGAATAATTGCATATTCTGTTCCAAGAATCAATACTGTTTTCTTCATAAATTACCTACTTTACAATCTTTTGGAGCAAAAACAGGTCAACAGTCAGACCCTCATCAGCAACTCCCTTAACCTCATAATCAGCTGTTGTGCTGTCCACGAGTCCAGAATCATCATAACCGACTTCCGACTTCTTCCAGACCACATCACCGGCTTTCAAAGGGAGGTATCCTTTATCGGTAACGATCTGTACATAAGTGCTACTGTCGTCAACTCCAAACTCTTTTACCAGAACTTCGCTCAACTTATTACTGATATTGGTATAAAACTCTTTCGGTTCTGAAAAACCAACTTTCTCATCTGCAATCAGAGGGATTTTGTTTCCGTCACCATCCACGTAGTATTTGATATTTCCATCATCATCTTTTTCATAGATGGTAACTTTTTGACCGTGTTGTGAGTACTTCATCAGCTGTTTGTTAATGTCAAGCATCTCACTTCACATCCTTGCCGAATCTCTTCCACAGTTTTGTTAATTTTTCCCATCCATACATAGAAACAAATGCAACAATAAATCCTGCCATGATAGCTGCAAAAATCATATACCACAATATTTCCATTCGGACATACTGCATATAGGCCGCAAAAGCAGCTACAGTAATTCCGATAGACAGGAAAAACACCAAGGCATCCGTAGGAATTTTTGACAGAAATCCCACTCCTTTGACCACCTGTGTAACCACAGATACCATAAACGCCAGGGCACCGATAATTGCCAATATAATAGTCATGTTGGCAATCAATGTCTGCATAATATCCATAATTTAAGCCTCCTTATGCTCATTAAGACGCTCTTCCAAGCCGTCCAACCTGTGATGCGCCGACTTTACACTTTCCTCAACCTTAACAATTCTTCCATCATGGGAATTGATCTCTTTCCTCATCTCGGAAACCTCGTTTTTAATTTCAGTTGTGTTATTCGATATTGCATCCAGTTTCATGTTAATGCGTGTATTTTCTTTTACACGTTCCTCAATATCCTTTGTGTCTGTCCGCTTATCACTTTTCAGACCCATAAAGACGGAAAAACTCAGTGATAACACGCTTATAATGATTGCTGCCGATACCTGTATCGTCACATCATATACCGCCTTCCTACTTTAATTTTGCGTGCTGCCCTCCACCACCTATAGCACGCCCCTGCTGCCTTCCGGCAACGCTCAATCTTCAAAAACCGGTAACTGCCATGCAAGAACCGGATACCTTTTCTGCTCATGGCAGATAGGTTATAGCAGTTTGGCAATCGGATATACCCCGGAAAAGAGACTGTCACGGTCTTTCCAGCTCCTGCTTACTCCATTCTCTGAATAAGATTCCATGTAAGCCTCACCTGCCTGTGAGCGATCATACACAGCCAGATTAACTATGACTCCCTCGTAATTCTTCATATCACTGGCAATCTGTTCCTGAGTATAACTGCTCGGATACATCCGTCTGCTTATTAATTCCTGCTGTGCCTGCTCAATCAATTGCTCAATTAAAGGATTGTCTTCTTTATGGTCAAACACAACGGATTCCTTGTCATCAATATGAAATTGTTTCAACCGGATTTTTACCTGCTCAACCATCGTGTATGCCATATAGAACCTCCCTACAGACCCATGAAGTGAATGAGATACGTCTTTAATTCAGAGCCGGTCATTGCTTCCGCATTCTCCACTCCACTGTCAGATGCCATCTTCCGAAGATCGGATACCGGCATCCGGTTAATATCTGTTTTGGTAAGCTTTCCTTCATCCACGACAAGCTCGATAAGACGTTCTCTCTGCTTATTATTGGTACTGGAAAGCTCAACCAATCTCTCTTTAGATACGGATAATCCGTCACGAGGGAAGATGTCTCCCTCGTTATACGGATAATCATTGTCTTGCAAATCAGTGAAAAATCTGATTACCTTATACATTCGATCACGCTCCTGCGCTCACGGTTACTGCGCAAGTTGCGGTCTGACCACCTGCTTTTGCCGTGATGTTTGCTGTTCCTGCTGCCTTACCAGTTACTACACCATTTTCAACGGTTGCATAAGTTGGCTGGTCACTCTCCCATGTTACTGCCGTTCCAACCGGTGCTACAGTTGCTTTAAGAGTAATTTTTCCATTGATCGGAACAGTTGCCGTTTCTTTGTTGAGGGAAAGCGTGGTGCTTCCAGAACCTCCAATGGAGCCAACAACAATACCGTCAATTCTCTCGGCAAACAGTACGATTCCAGACACAACAGTATCGGAAGCGGTCATATTGTTGTAATCCGGGCTTTCATGGATTCCAATAAGACCAGTCTGATCGGAAGTAAACGTAAATGCTTCATTCAGATCAGCACCGTTTACTGGGATGTAATACATCACGATATTTTTCTTTGCAGTTGCATAAATCTTTCCGGTCGGTACAGATTTATTGAAAATCACAGTTCCAAGACCAAGGAAGTTCTCTACATAAGTCATGCCGAATGCGCTCTGCAGGGTGATATTTGCGGTTGCCAGATAATCAGCAACATCCAGCGGATTCATGAAATACACTGCTTCGATCTCATCATCCTCAAACAGAACCTCAAGCTGTCCCCATGCCTTTGCAAGAGTGGACTGAAAGCCAGTTCCGTTTGCTCTTCCGGTTCCTTTTTCAAGGAATGTGAAGAAGTCTCTTCTGATGCCCTTCTGGATGTCTTTCAGCATCTCGTCTGTAGTCTCGATAACTGCCTGATTGTATCCCTTTTCGATGATTGCCTCTGCGGAAGTGGCTTTTCTCCACTTTTTCAGAGTGATCTCATCGAATACAATCGGGTAAGTCTCGTATTTGGAAAGCGGAATGGTTTCACCCTCACCGACATTTCCATCTTCCAGTGTTCCTCTGGCCTTGTATGCTTTCAGCACCATACCAGCCTGTTTCTGGATCATTCTGGTTACTCCCAGAGCCTCCATTAACTTCTTAATACTCTCACCAAACATAAAGGTGAACTCGACCTCTCTGGCTTTTACGAGGTCTGCACTTTTGATTAAATTTGTTTCAGCTGCCATTTAATATTCCTCCTAAAATAAAGTTGGGTTCAAAGCGATAGCCTTTAATCTTTCATCTCTGTCTGAAATTGCCATGATCTGCTCACGTGTCATGGATGAATATTTTCCTGCATTTACAGCCGGTCTTGTTTTCATCCATTCCGCTTTTGCAGCAGTGACCGCCGCTTTTACTTCGTTGTCAATAATTGTGGCAATTGCACTGTGATCTCCCTCTGCAACAGCTTCAATCAGGGTTTCGATAGATTTTTCAGAAACATTCTTGTAAGCAGATACAGCTTTCATATGATTCAGCTCTTTAATTGCGTTCTCATACCTTTCGTTCTGCAAGCGTTCAGCTTCTGCTTTTGCTTCTGCTTCCTGTTCCTCTGCCGTCTGCTTGGAACGTAACTGTTTTTTGTACTGAGCAGCTTCGGAACTTGCTTTGTCAGAAGCATTTTTATATTTCTCTTTCTCTGCCCTCTCGCTGGCCAGCTGCGCCATAAGTTCTTCTACAGTTGGAGTCTTTGTTTCATTCTCCTGAGTAGTGGTTGGCTCTTGCCCTGTGTTTACCTGCGTTTCAGCTGCCTTAGTTGTTGTAGTGGTAGTGTTAGTGTCTGCCATGATTCATACCTCTTTCTTTCTGCGATTTAAGTTTTCTCTAACTTCTTGCGATATTTTTTCTGCCCCTTCTCTGGGGCATATAAAAAACCGCCAATAAGAATCAGCGGTTTCGTGTCAAAAATATTTAATTGAGCATCTGCAATTCACGATTTCACGTGCGCTTGCACCGAATGTTGTATCTTTTGGATAAAACATCTCACTGTCACCAACAAGAAAAACATAATTGATTCCAATGGATTTTCCGTCGGCAAGCTGGTGTGTATGCCTCACATGGCGGTCACGCATGGTGATCCACCTCTTTTTTGTCTTCCCGGACTCAACAGCTTTTTTATATTCCAGATAATTAAATGTCGTATTTGCTTCATTCTCCGCAACAAACATTGCCCGGTCATCAGAAAGATACCATTCATCATCCATATGATTTTGTGTTGTTTCTACAATCTGCACAGAAAAATCATTCACGTATCCATTTAAGTATTCATCCATTTCCATGCTTACAGATAAAATATCGGAATACTGATTTTTTACTTGCGAAACAACAAATTCTAAATTTTCATAGGAATATTCTTTCATGACTGAAAGTAAAGAAAAAAGAAAAAGCATCATATCTTCAATACGTTTAGACGCTTTTATCCGCTCTTCTTTCTGTTCTTCCGTCAGTTCCATCTCCCCAAAATATTGCTCATATGGAATTGCTCTGCTCTTTGGATTATTCAGTTCGTCAAATTCATGTTCCATTATTTCTCGGCTCTGCTTTTATCAATCAGCGGACTGTTTGTAACTTGATCTGATAAATCCTGCATTATCCTGTCAGAATTTGGTTTTTCCGGCTCTATATCGTCCCCGGTGTTTGCGGCTTGAGAAATTCCGCTGTTTTGGATTTTTCTCACCATTTCTTTGCTGGCATCCCACACTTCATTTGGGTCGTCAAAAATCGGAATGGTATTTAATATCTTTCCTCCGTCAAATCCAGCTTTTATAAGTGTTACAGCACTGTTTACTTTCGTTGACAGCTCATACAGTTTTTGACGTTTCACATTAACTTCAATGTCTGCCGGAGTGATTTTCTTTAACGGGCTGTCAGCCGGAAGATTTGGATTGTTTACTATTGCCGCAAGAACAACTTCTACCTCTTCCAGTTTGCAGCTTTCTGTGATCATCTGCTGTTTTGATGCTGCCGCTTCCGCATGATCCCATCCAGAAGCATTGCTCGCTGCCACTCCTGTGATGTTTGATGCATTATCACTTGTGAGAGGAACGTTGCATTTTTCCAGAATTTTATTCCTGCGATATTGTATCGCATTCAGCATTCCGTCGTAGTCATAATCAATAGACAGAGCTTTAACAAACGGAGTCTTTCCGTCCGGTGAAGTGAATGTACTAAGCCATTCTCCGGACTTAGGTTTTACAACTTCCTCTACGGACTTCTTTGTTCCGTCTTTTTCTTCAATGACTTCATGCTTAACGGGAAAATCAACATCGTTTGCGTGCCATACAGCCTGCGTGTTTTGCTCAACATCATTTGAAAAATCCGAAATGAGCAAATTAAGATTGTCCATCTCCGAAATCTGATGCTCCCACACACCCATACGATCATACGATCTGATGTATTCAACAATTGGTATCATGCCAAGCGGATTTAGCTCTCCGCTTCGTTCTGCATGTTTCCATTCTGAGATTTCATAACGGGCATCCGGTGTGAAGCATGTATAATGCTTAATTCCTCTTTTATCACAACGATAAGTAACACCAAGCATTACACGTTTGTCAGGATAGTAATTTGATCTGATTACAAAAGATGTTCTTGGGTCTAGGATGTCAAGCGTAAAATAGCTTTTCCCTTCCCTCCAATTCATGTTTGTATCAACATATACATAACACAATGCACCAATTTCGACAAAGCGTCCAAGCTCCTGCGTTTTCGCACGGATTTTCACCAGATCATATTGCTTGTTAAGCTCAGAAATTCCATCCGATACGTATTGGTCTTTCCCGTCTCCGTTCTGGACAAGCGTTATAGCATTTCCCCAACCAAATCCAGTCCAAAAGTTGGAAACCTGATGTGCAACATTATCATTGCACCTGCAGTCTATGTCCGGTCTGTATGTTTTTGGGTTTTTTCGTATGATCGGCTGATCTCCACCATCATAATCTAAAAGAAACTGGATTCTTTGTGCGTTCGCTGTGTGAACAAGAATTGCATCCCGGAGAACATCAATAACATTTTCATATGTAATTTCTGGTTCATCAGTCCATATTATTTTTCTTCCCGGATTCGCCATCTTGCACCTCTACAAATACGTGACTCCGGAAGAACAATTTCTTTCCGGTATGTCCTTGATTTCTGTTTCATCGTTGTCAACGTAATAGACAACACGTTTATTACACTTCTTACACCTTCCGATCACCGGCATAGAAGAACGTCCGTCCCATGTAGCAACTTTCCTGCCGCACCTAGGACAATATATTGTTTTAGGTTTGTATTCCATATTTTTCCTCATTTCTGCAAAAGAAAAGAGCACTGCCGTTTCCAGCAATGCTCTCTCTTACCGACGGGAGAAAAGTTTCTTAAAACTTTACAATCATATTGTATACCACTTATTTTTTAAAGAAAATACACATTTTTATGCTATTTTATGCGTTTTGGTGCAGTTAATCCCCCATGTACAGGTACCCAAACATTTTCTCAAACGTATCAATGGCATTATCGTAAATGAAAAACGTTTGACGCTTTGATTTCTTGATTTCGACGCTAATTACCTTAAAATCTTTGTCCAGCACAAAACGCTTTGCAAGCACATCGTACATATCCGCATCCGGGATCTTCTCAATCTGCCGGACAATCTCCTCTCTTTTCCGAGAAAGAGTCCTAACTTCTGACTCCATATCCGCTATTTTAGGCGCTCCGCTGCCAACAATATCTTTTGTGCCGGAAGTCTGCACACGTTCCCCACCGGAGAATGACGGCATCCCGTATATGGTTGCCCGGAGATTCTTGATTTCCTCGATTTTATTTGCGATCATACAGTCATATCTTTTGATCTGACCAAGGTATTTCTTTGTTTCCATTAACTTTCCTCCATGCTTAAATCGGGCTTGACATAATTGTTGTGTGCCGTTTTGCAACTCCTTTGTTTATCCTTAATGCAAAGTTAGAAAACACATCTGGCACATCATCAAGTTGCTTTTTGCCGGATACCGAATACTGTTTCAGCAACGACATCATTATTCCATACGGTTCATTCGGCTTGTACTTTGATGGGTCTTTGAAAATCACATGCTGTAAAATCCAGCTAGAGCACTGGAAGATTCTTGCTTCCTTGTTTGTCTCTGTAGGTGTATCGGTGATGTTGCAAATCCAGCCTTTAGACTCAACACGTTTATTGACTTCCATTGCCACCCGATCACCGCCAGCATTCCGCTCAAACTCGCATTCCTGCACCTCGTTATTTACCAAAATGTTAGCAGCATTCTCATACTGCATCTCATAATCGGCAGTATTATCGCACACGGCATCCACGCAGTAATAATCATCACCGTACTTTTGCAGGACTGGAAGAACAAAATAGTCCGTTCCCTTACCCTTTGTATCGCACTGTGCTGTGATAAGCTCTGGTGTGCCATGCGGAAGATTCAAATATCTCCTGATCTTATCATCCGGGAATAGCAGTCCTTCACGCTCGATCGGTTCCTGTTTGTACAGACACTTGTAGGATATTTCATCCATCAAAAGTTGCTGATCTTCAAAGAACTCCACATCGAACCCGGAAAATTCATAATCAAAATTGCTCTGTCCAGTTACCGGATCAACATCAGGAACAGCAATTACCTTTACCCTCGGATTACCTTCATACATTTTTTGGATACGCCCTATGACATCCTGGACACTCCATCTGGTTGCAATGTGTATTTCCTTACAATTCTTACCATCAGTATCTTTGATTTTTCTTTGGCGTGCATCTACGGAATACTTACTCCACAACTTTTCAAGTATAGCCGGATTCAATGCTTCCTCGATACCGCCAATCATATCATCAACCAGCAGAAACTTAGAAGCACGGACTTTACCCGCATTTTTGCTTCCTACAGATGTGCACTGTACAGATGGAAACGGCTTATATTTTCCTACGTTGAACTGTTCTGTCTTTGCATTTGTGCTTGTCACATACAAATCAGGGAAAATCTCATTCCACGCATATTCATCTGAATTAGTAACTATATCATATATACCGTCATAGTACATTCTGGTAATATCGCCACTATGGGAATAAAACAGATTGAAGTCTTTCGGATACCAGCCAATTACCGCAGCATTAAAGAATTTTTCAATGGTAGTATTGTGAGTAATAATGTAATCATCTGTAATGTACAAATGGCAAGGATTATCAATCATAATACACTGGCACTCTTCTTCTCCTACATACTCAATATTTTTTATATAACGTTTCCAAACCTTGCGTTTTGGATTATATATTTTAGCTTTTCTCTCTAACCAAAATGGATTATCATGATTTGCACTAAACAAAATTGTAATCCTATAGTTATCAAGGCACGAAACACTATTGCCGTCCTTGTCTCTGTACCCAGATTTCCGTTTTGTTAAGCTCGCATATCCTCCCAAAGAACGTACTAATTCTGTTACATTTTCCGCAAGTTTTTGAGAAGCTGTTGAATATTCTATTCCCTTGTATTCTGCGTATCCGTCTGTATCTAACAATCCACGTAATAGCCACAATCTTTGTTCATGACTTGAATATAGATATTCTTCTGGTATAAATTTTGTAGCAGATTTTGTACCAAGAAGGCCTAATCTATTTAGTTCCTCTTTTAATAGGTTGGGCTTTTTTGCAGCATATTTAGAGCGCAAATAATAATCTTTATCACTTCCATGTTTTAGGACAAACTCATATCCGCCAATGAGTGAATTGATTTTTTCAACTATTTCTTTATCTTTTTTTGTAAAGCAAATTGTTTTTGTACTTAATCCACCATCTCCCAATAAGCATCCAAGAAGATACGGGTGTATATAAAACTTTTTTTCTTCAAAGGATTTAATTTCGGGAACATAGTCTATAGAATAGTTTTTCCTTCCGTCTTTTTCAATAATAAAATCTTTAAGCATATCTTCCGTTTTTATTATTCTTGTTCTATGATTTCCCGTCCTTGTTTCAAATTGTCTATCACACCGATTTTGTACTTCCCATAAGTGATTATCTGAAACTTCTGTAAAGCCTCCGTCATTCATTGTAATTCTGTATATTCGGCGTTTCCCTTGTGGATATACTCCAATAACAGACGCTTTTTCTCCGTCTCCGGCCACAACTTTTGTTCCAACCTTTACATCACGCATTTCAATGAATCCACTTGGTGTTAGGACTTTAGACGACATCTTTCCAGCTTTCCCGGCACCGGGAATAAGGCTAATGCACAAAATGTCGTACTTGTCATCAATCATTCCCTGTAGAGCATCCACCAGACCAATTTTCAAAAATTGTTTCCTTCGTGGCATGTAGAACCGTTCTTTAGGTTCTCGCTTATGCTCAATATACCGGAAAAAGCTGTCAACCACCTTGTTTTGTGCTTCCAAAAGCAATACTGAATGGAATTTGTCAATCAGATCATAGCTTGTTTTATTTGCAAACGCATATTTTTCCAGATCCCAGATCGTCCCACCGGTCTGCTTCATGCAGTAACGTTCTATAAGCTCTTTAGACCGCCTTGTAAGTTGCAAGCCATATTCTGTATCCTTTTCATTATTTATAGCCACGGAACAGGCTTCTACGTATGCCTCAATGACTGTTTCGTCTATTCCATGCGACTGTATATAATTTTCGTATCCTTGGATTGTTTGTTTCAGATTTTCAGATGCCAATAGAAAAGCACCTCCACTTTCAAAAAGCAAAGGTGCTTGTAAGACCTCTGCCTATAATTTTTTTAGGTTAGCGGCTGAACCAATATTCAGTCGGTAATTGTTTCAACTATACTTTTTTATGCATTCCTGGCAAATGTTTTCTTTCCAAAACGGATGCCCATTAGGAACATCTTCAAAATGATGAAAAACATCTGCTCTACGATATTTTTCCAGAAATATATATCTATGACATGAACTACACATTCTTGGGAAAATAGCAAATCGGTTAAATTTAGTAAGCAAATCATTCCTCCACAAGCTCATATGTCTTTGCGAAAATATCCGGTTTGCACGGATACAGTTCACCATGAACGCCACGGATGATAAAATCACCAACAGAAACATGGTGTTTACCTTCCAGCGTGTCAATGAACAGCTCTACCGGCGGTTCCTCACAGTCCAGAGAATCAAAATACATGGTTCCATTCTGGAATGCATCTCTAGCCCAGTCTGGGCAATACCATTCACCATTTGAGTAAATCAGATCGCCGTCATACTGAAACGCTTCTACAACTACCGGTTTCTTTCTATACTTTGCCATTTTCCCATCCCTCCCAATGTTCGCATGAATCATCTAAACCTCTGAATCCACCGCAGTAGTCAGAAACCGCATTGCAACATTCTCCGTCACGCTCTAAGTAATGCCTGCATGTTGAGCAATACCTTTTTTTCAATGCCTCTTCGACACCTCTTCTGAGTTCTTCCGGCATTGAATCATCTTTACTTATGCACGGCACTTTTGATGAATAGCCACCAGATATTCTTCCGCAAATATGCTTTGAATTTGGCTCTTCTCCTAAAGTCGTACAATCAATCATTTCCTGCTGGCTTTCCGGTATGCCTCGGCTCTCCAAATCTCGCCGCATATCTTTTTCTATGCTCTCAATTACTTCTGCCATGCTCATTATAATAAACCTTAAATCCTTTCATCGCATAACCAGAAACAGCCTTTTTCAACTCCTCATGGGTGGAATAGGTCTCTTTCAAAAGAATAGCAATGCCTTTTTTGCTGATCGCATAAATTCCAAACGGAATTGCTTTGCTCGCAATCTTCAAAACTCCCTTAAACTGCTCGTCGCCCATTTCATACAGGCTGTCTCCAACATTGACTTTCATTAATCCACCAACTTTCTGCCGCATATAGGGCAGTAGTTAATCTCAAATGCCCCTTCTCCGTATTCATTAGCGCTATTGTCATAGCGAAGCGAATAGGAGTAGCCGTGGCAGGTCTGTTCTGCCAATTTTGTTTTACGTATTCAATAAAATTTTTTAACATTTTAAATTCCTTTCTTAAATACCTTCCCAGTAGTAAATGAACTAACTGAGAATCTTGATAAAAAACCAAAATTTCTTTCACAGTATTTTCATGATGCATGGGTTACTGTGAAATTTGAAAATGATCAAAATGCTCTAATTATAGGTCATGTCATATCCAGTGGTAATGCCGATGATTATTTTTGCTATATTGCATGTGCAGCTTCTAGTAAAAGTGGCACTCCCAAAAACTATAAAATAGCTGGAACTGCTGATATTTGGATGAATTGGAATAATGGAAAATCTCTTGGAATTAATGCTTCATCTACGCAATGGGTAGAGATTTCTGTTTTGTATTTATAAAATTTTAGCCAAGTGCTATCCAATAAATTTCATGATCGAAATCTAGTTTTCCAGAACTACCATCGTCTTTAATACGAACGATAGTAACGTTGGCTTCTGTCAGTGATACATCGCTTATTTTTATACACATCATTATATCGGTACCCTTACCAATCAAACTAGCCACAACTGATGGGATTTTTTTGAATTTATGATTAAATGTTATTTTTGCTACGCCATTACGAACAACAATTTTCCCATGATCCATGTTCTCAGTTAGTTCATTTACTGCCGTTACGGTTTCTTTGATCTTTTTAGAATTATTTTCAATACCGGCCTCCATATGATTCATACGGTCTGCATTCAATGGACTGCTGACATTTGGCTTATTCTTCCATGCCTGTTTTACATATTCAACAAATTCACTTATCATGGCTATACCTCCATTTCAAAATTCGGGATGGGATTTGCACCCGTCATACAGTTTATCTTACACAAGGATAGTTTGTTGTGTTCCCTACTGCTCACTGTCACCCCAGTCATGTACTCCGCCGTTTAATGAGTGTCCTGCAACATCTTAAGGATAACTGTGTAAGATTCTGCGTTTACCTATTCAGCCGCCGAATTTTCCTGGCTTACTATTCAGCAAATTATGATCTGGACACCAGAAACGCCAACGGTAGGATTTGAACCCACAAGTCATTTCTGACAGACGATTTTCAAGACCGCTCCCTTTACCGCTCGGGCATACGGCAGACTAATCTTTCTGTGTTATTTAATGTCCTCCAGAAAGTTTGCATCTTAACTTTGGACCAGTGCAGAGTGTAGGACTCGAACCTACCTCACGGATTGTTGGTGCACCTCACCGTAATTGCATACTAGCGATATGCCTTTCCCTATTCTTTCCCGCATACGTGTCCGTTTGAGAATGACAATTAGGGCAAAGAAAGCACAAATTATTCAACCTATGATCATTATGTATTCCATTCTTATGTTCCAATTGCAATGAAAGTTTTTCCCCTTGCCATTCTCCGATGTTTCCGCATTTTTCACATTTGTATTCCAGTAAATTTGCCTTTAAAATTCTTTTCTTTAGGCGGTCAATATTCCCATAACATGAATTTTCAACCAAAATTTCTTGAAGTGAATATACTGGATGAGATGATCGTTTATGTGCCACATCAAAATGACTAGTGTCTATGTTTAATGCTTCAATTCTTTTGGAAATAAACTTTCCAATAGAACCACTAGAACGACCATAACCAAGCTTATCTAGAACTTCTTGAACGCATTTGCTTTCTTTTACTGCTTTTGTAAAATCCTCATCCGATATTTTTTGAAGTCTTCCCATAAACAATCCTTTCCACACCACCAATCGTTGCCGCTTCCCCAGAATTGGAACACCAGGAATCGAACCCGGGACTCTCCGGATATAAGCCGGAAGCTCTACCACTGAGCTATGTTCCAAGATTGCATATGCCTGCGCAACGGACATATGCATTTTACAGCCTTTTACGTAGCTGCCAACTAAGACAATCTTTCAACGCGCCGCGCATCTACTAAACCGCCTGCTGTGATTCTTTTTGGTGAACTCCTTCACACCAAGGAAACTACCACAGCAAAACCTAAAACCCCACCGAGCCTTGCGACGGCTCTTTAATCAGCTTTCCGCTAGTGGGGAAAGGAGAAGCCAAACAATGGAAAAAAATCCATTCTGGGGACATACCAAAGTCCCCAACTAGGCTACCGGGATTCGAACCCGGGATACAGGAGTCAAAGTCCTGTGCCTTAACCACTTGGCAATAGCCCATCACTTTTTGCATCTTTCCTGATGTTCTAACTGGCAGATAATCATTTCTGCTACGTTTTCACGCTGTCTGCCAATTCCATGATCCTGCCGGAACAGTTCGCATTGTAGTACTTCCGAGCAGTTCTGGCATTCATCGTTGATTTCTTTATTACCAATCTTCATTTTTTTTAAACTCTTCCATTTCTTTAACGCTCATCCCAACGATGCCTGCTGACTCGTCAGAATCGGTATGTCGGAAATAATCACCCTCCTGCGGGAACATATACCGGAACATTGCATAATTTGCAACATCACACAGGTATTCGAGATTCTGTGTTTCCTCAAATTTTGCAAGACACTTTTTAAGACTTCCAATTGCATCCACATTTCCGGTTGCGAAATTTCTACTTGCTTTGCCATATTTGAAATAGCTCTGAATCACAAGCCCCTTTCGCTTTTCATCAAATGAATGTGAGTAATCTGTTTTCAAAATCTGTTCTGTATTAAATTCACTCATTACACATCTCCTGCAACCCGATGAATTGATTTTTCACAGTCAAATCCATCCTGGTACCGCGCTTTCAATTTTTCTATATTCATCTGCATGATCTCATCCATTGAACATCCAATAAGCTCACAGCCAAGAGCAATATACCAACATACGTCTCCCAACTCTTTTTTTAGATGTTCTTTGTCTAAGTCATGCCCGTGGTGAATATGCTTTTTTATGATATCTGCACACTCACCGGCTTCTCCTGCAAGTCCTAATCCAACGTTCGTTAAGACTCTGCATTCTGGATTCGCTGTTCTCATTGCTAATCTCTGATATTCACTTCCGGTCATTGCTTTACTCCTCTGCTATGAAACAATTTCAATCGGACAGCCAAACCGCTTTTCGATTTCTTCCAGTGTTACTTTTCTTGGTTTTGGTATGGTGCAAGAAGATTTCAAATAGCCTCCATCGACGGTTCTTGAAAAAGCACTTCCGGTATAATTTTCATCCGTCTCATCAGCATACAATCTCAACGTGTTGTATCCATATGATCTGCAAAAACGAGTTGCCCTTAAAATAATATCTTTCAAATCAGCATTTTCATCTCCAAAAAGCTCCGAATAGTAAATAGCACTATCAGGTACGGCATCTGGGCAGGAGACAGCTTTATAAGGATAGCTTGTAAATTTAAAAATTCTCCACGAAGTGAGAACCTTTAACCCTTTTGGCAATGCGTATCCTTGCGCGACTGCAAATCGAAGAAGCCGCTCACTCTCATTCGCAGTTTCTGTGACTAAACATTTGTTTGTTAAATCAATCATTCTTCCTTCCCCCCATATTCTTTCAAAATTCTATTCAATGTTGGCCTTGATACATTCATCATCACTGCCAACTGCACTTTGCTTATTTCTCCGTCCACATAACTCTGAATCAAGGATTCATACTCACCATCAAGCTCTTTTTTCTTCCTGCCGCAGTTTTTGTACTTATTCTCACGCTTAGCAATCGCAATTCCTTCCCTCTGACGCTCCAGCATGTTCGTTCTCTCAAATTCATTTATCGCGCCAATCATAGTAAGCATCAGTTTTCCAGTAGGTGTTGATGTGTCAATGTTTTCTTTGTTGCTAACGAGGTGGATACCACGACTATTCAATTCTTCAACCATTTTCAGAAGATCACTGGTCGATCTGGCAAGCCTAGAAAAATCATGTATATAAACTGTATCTCCAGACTGAAGTGCAGAAATCATTTCCTGTAGTTTCGCACGGTTCGTATTTTTTCCGGAGACTTTCTCAATGTACCATTTATCAATCCCGTACTTTTGTAACCCTTCTATCTGTCTTGCCTCATTCTGCTCTACTGTGCTAACTCTGACATATCCTACTTTCATTGTTTTATCTCCTTTGTTTATTTAAGTTTAATTAAGTATACCATATTCAATAGTTGACTTCAACTGTTTTTTGAATTAAACTTATATAAACTTATGAAAGGAGAACGTTATGCCAAATTATCGCGATCTGAAAAACCGTACCAGGATTTCAACTACACTGGAAAACTCTATCTACCAGAGATTAAAGGAATATTCTAGTTCTTCTGATGTTCCAATAACAAAAATCTTTGATAGAGCAATTACAGCTTATCTGGATTCTGTATCAGTATCAAACAAATAACTCTTCGGAATTGGCTTCTTGCTTACGCAGGAGGCCTTTTTCTTTTTTCGGAAATTTGGGGGACTTAGTAGGGCGGTTTTTGCTGATCTTTCAGACCCCCTCCCCCGGTTATTCTCTCCGGCTTCCTCTGTCCTGTTCGTCATTTTCCACAATTTTTCACATGCTTTGACAATGTAAAAAAATATCGTGCCTTTTCTTTACGTTTATGTTGTGGTTTTGCAATTACTGTCTACTATATCTTGTATTTTATCTGGTAGTTCTCGTGTCGTCTGTCCCAACTTCGGCAGCTGATCCGCCGTCAATGCTTGTGTCCTCTGGCGGTTGCTATCTGCCGTGTATGGACTCGCCCAGCCGTGCCGCCTGTTAAGTATTGCAATAACTCCAACGGGGTTAGCCTTGCCCGATGCAAGTTTATTTTCGAGACTTTCTTCGTTGTATTTTTGCAGCTTTTTGCAAATCTCCGACCCAACGCGGCTTAGTTGTCTCTGCGGATTATATCCCCAATCATATAACGTGCTATCTGGGATGCCTGTTAAATTACTGAATCCCAATATACTTATTTCTTTTTCATATTTCATGCATAGATATATATAATAATCACATACATCATTTACCAGATTGTAATTATATATATAATAGTTACTGATAGGGGCTTTATTGTTAGCCTGTATATTTTCGGTATTTCTGAAATATTCCCGATTCTTAAATATATGTCTATGTACATACATTAGCGCGGCATTCCAGACACTTTGACTTGCTTTTGTCAAATCCTCAATAGGCGGTTTCTGGTTTTCACAGAAGATCTGCAAATACATGTCTATATCATTTTCAAATATTTCCGAATCCGCTTTGCAATCCTCCACTTTTTCCATGCTCTGCACCTCCTTCTGTGATTTCCGGGAAATAAAAAACGCCCACGAGAAAAGAATTATATCTAATCTCGTGAGCGTGACGCCTCTGTTTTGCTTTCTGCCGTCCTTGCTCTATAACTGCCTGTCCCGTTGCGGCTCTTTGTTCCCTCCTCGGCAATCTGGGAGAACCTGCGGAACCCGGTTGAATTGACTTAATCATATACCACAACTGCTAGAAAGTCAATGTTTTTTTAATCAATATGTTGAGCTACGCGCGCGAAATACCTTTTTTTACGTCAGTAAAAAAAGCATACTTCTTTATTTTTCTTTTTATTCTTTCTTTTATTTTTCTTTCTTTTATACTCTCTTTATTTCTCTTTTCTTTGCTTCTTTCTTTTCTCGTTTTTCTCTCTTTTTTCTTTCTTTGCTTTTCTTTCTTGTTTTTCTTTTTCTTTCTTAGCTTTCTTAGCTTTCTGCATCCGCCTTGTTAATGCTGGCAGCTCTAGCAGCTTCCTTTTCTTCGTCCTCTTCCGGCATCTGCCCTTCTCTTATACGCTCTAACTCTCGCAAGAAAACAGATTTCGCGTCTTCCGGTTCTTCTTCCTGTACCGGTTCCGGCTCTGGTGGCATTTCGTTAGCTGCTGCTTTCTTCTTGGCTTCGTTCTCTGCTACACGTTGCCGCCATATCTCCATAACGTCATCATCTGTCAACGGTTTCTTTTCCGCCTGTGCTTCTGTAACGGTTGTATTTGCGTTTTCGCTGTCCGTTGGTGCATTTGCTGGCTTTTCATGTTCCGGTGCCGTTTCTGATCTTTCCAGCTCGTCCAGACGATCAAGAACGCATTGCAGGCAGAAAGCCGCCAAGCTCTGACCGCTCAGCGTTGTTATGCGTTCCTTTGTTCCCTTCGGTGCCTTGATCTGGATAATATCGAATTTCGCCCGGTACTTGTCTATTGCTCTTCTCGTGTAGTCCGCTGTATTTGCCATCTTTCACCCTCCGCAGTATATAAATATTTATATAGCTTTCTTATACAAGCAACTTATATAAATTATTATATATCTTTTTTATATAAATGTATATATAAATTTTTATATAAATATTCATATAAATTGCTATATAGCATTTTTATACAGAATTATATCATCCGGGCATAGAAAAACCGCCCATTTCTGGGCGGCTTTCTTTCTTAACTACTATGCGATTTCTTCAACTCTTGCTTTTAATCGTCTCAGCTCATTTTCTAAACGATTAACCCGGATCATGAGCATTTCTTTCTCGCTGTCAACCTTTAACGCTTCATCAAGTTTGCGGCTCAAGTCTAAATGACCCTCGGCGATTATTTTGATATTCTTGTTCGTCTCGTTCTCCAGCGTCAGCTGAATGTCAGTAACTTTATCATTCAGCTTTTTAAGCTCCTCAAGAATCATCTTTGTTTCTTCTGTCATGTTTTCGTTCCTCCTTTTTTCTATTGCCTTTCGACAATATTATAATATCATAAGTGCGTTATATTGTCAATGGTTATATGTGCGTTATTTTAGAATTTTTTCGAGTTCATCAAGTTTTGATATTACAGTATCTCGAATAAATGCGGAATTTGTTTTTTCAAGGTTTAGTGCTTCAATCCGCTCTTTTGTGCCCTTCGGGAATACTATGTTCAATCTATAGTTGTTTTTTTCGTACTCTCTAACGGCTTTTCTTTGTGCCGCTGATGTTTTCGGTTCGCTCATTTTCTGACCGCCTTTCCTTATATTATAAGCCTTATAATATCATAAGTGCGTTATATTGTCAATGGTTATATGTGCGTTATATATATTGCACATATTTTATTGCTATATGTGCGTTATTTTGTGAATTATTCCATATTGTTTTTGCTGTATATGTGCGTTATAATAAAACCATCAAATAAAGAAAGCCGGTGACACCTACCAAGCGACCACCGGCACCAATCAAATAAAAGAAAGGTGACTGTATTATATCACAGTCAAAAGGAAAAAGAAAATGAAAAAATTATCACACAAGGAACTTTGCAGAATGGGCGAAATGATGGACGGTATCAAGTTACAGTGCAATATCTACACGTTTGAAAATGCAGAACACTATATTTCACGGCTGGAGCCGTTCAACGAGGAAAGCGGGGTCTGCTGCCATAAAGTCAATGAAATTATAGAGGAAATTAAAAAATCATTTCCTAACGCTAAAGGGTGCCGGGTTGATTCTGAATACTACGCTACAGGAATTTATGGATGTATCGGCAGACTTTCAAAAGTCACCATATTGGATAGAGAATGGAACAGCACCGGAAACAGCTTTTATATTTATTTTTAAGCCGAAACGCTCCAGATCGGAGCGTCAGCCGCGGGACAGCCTCCCGGCTCTGATGATGGCAGGCTAGAAAGGGAAAAGTATGATTATGGGATCAGGAAACGGCTTTAAATTTGTTTATGATTTGCCGGAAAATATTAAAAACGTGGAGCAGATGAACAGCCTTATCTACGATTACAATTATAACGAGAGTCAGCGCGACGAGTTGCAGGGACAGCCAAAACTGCTCGGACTCAACGGCCCCATGTACAACGGCACAAGAACCCTGAAAAGTACCGGTGAAGAGGTTGTCGTTATCCGGTACGAACTGCCGGAAAAATTCACGGAATAAAGGAGGATAAAAACATGGCGGATTTTCTTTTCTGGCTTCTGATCGGATACGGTCTCCGGTACACCTGGGAACTAGTAACCGGAAAAATTGAAATTTAGCAAGGGCGGCTTTATCCCGGTTCGATTCCGGGACTTGCTTTTCCCCGGATACCGGGAAAATTTGAAAATATGGAGGAAATGAAAATGGGAAAAACAAATATTGATATGTGGTATGGAGACAAGCCGGAACAGGTGACAGGATTAGACATATATTTTAATGAGTTAGGCGGATTTTATGCCGGCAATCTTCGCATTTTTGGAAAAATTGTTGGTGATTATTACGCCGACAGCGTGCAAGGCATAGAAAAAGCATTTCCGCACCTTGCGAAAGATATTGAGAACTGTTTGAACTAGCCGCCGCAGAGGATGCCCGCCGGATCACTACCGGCGGCGGTTTTATGAAATTGAAAAGGAGAAAGAAACCATGAAAGAAAATAACTATGTTTTGCACACTCACAACGGTGTGCAGCTTGTGACAGAATCGCAGGCAATCAACAACGCACTGGAGCAGGAAAAAAGCGGAATTTCTCCGCGTTATGCGTTCCGGGATTATAAGACCGGCAAAAACCTCACGCCGCCAGGCTGGCTTGTATGGTCAACCTTTGCGGACGGATGCGGGGTCGTGTACCGTCGTCCAGATGGTAAAATGATAGTTACAACCGGCTTTCCCGGTGATTTTTGCATGGTATAGGGTGGATTCTGTCCGCCCTTTTTCTGCTACCCGGATTCAATACAGTATCAGAATTGTACATTGACAACTTAATACAGTTGGCGAAGTCTGCCCAGATCGCAGCAGATCAACGGGGATACTATACCAGGACGAAAAAAAGCCATTGACGTTTTCGGTGCTCTTGGTGTACGATTATAATATTATTTTATCCCTGTACCGGTTTCTGGATTCTCTGCCCACAAAGCAGGATTCCGGGAAGCAACCGGGAAGCAACCGGGAAACAACCGGGAAACAACCGGCGCTGGATGGCGTACCAACGTCACCAAGTGAAACGCCGGTGGCCTGTTCAGATCGACCATTTCACCTTCCGTAACAAGGAAATTTCAAAAAAATTTTCGGAAAATTTCACCACTTTTTCACCGACCCTGTAACCGATTTTTGGATGAGAAAACGTGATATAGGGGGGTATTAAAATCTCCTAGAAATTTTTGGAGAAAAAATAACTGGGAAGTAAATCATGATAATAAAAGGCTGTGGATTATATGAATGATTTTAACAAGTGTATTATTTGCGGCAAGGATAAAGGAAGAAACAAATTATACTGTTCCGTAAAATGCAGAACTATAGGTGTGAGAAATAAAAGAAAATGCATAATTTGTGGAAAAGAATTCTGGGCGGCACCTTCTTCAGAAGTTAAAACTTGCAGTCCGGAGTGCGAAAAAATCAACCGTTCTTGCGAAGGAAAAAGCGAATCTAATAAAAAGAAGTTGGAACTTGCATGGGAAAAATTTAAGACAAATCCGAATAGTGGAGATTTTGAAACAAACAGCAAAGCCAAAAGCTGGATTTTAAAAGACCCAGCAGGAAATATATACGAAATAAACAACTTGTCTCATTGGGCAAGAAAAAATGCAGACAAACTTCCGTGCGAACCCTCAAAATTTGCAAGAGGAATAGTTGATGTAAAACGTGCTCTTCTCGGTAAAAAAGGAAAAGCAACTTCATATCAAGGTTGGAAACTTTTAAACTTTTTTGAAGAGAACAAAGCAAGGAAAGATTTTCCTCCAACAAAGAAAGCAATTCCTCGTGTAAAAATGCCAGAAGAAGAACGATTACGGCGAAAAAGGGAACGAGAAAAGAAACGGAATCAAAAGTTAAAAGAACTCAAACAATCCGAATCAGAAATATAAAACTTCATTAAGCATCTACCTAGCGCATTGCTTTTCATTATTAGTTGCAGATAATATATCATCCAACAAATATACCAAATCTGACCCATACAGACTTATCCAGTCTGCCATGTACTCTTCCTGTTCTATCGGCATATGAATGTCATATGAGAAGCAGAAGCAATGGCAGAGTTCGTGTGCCGTCACACGTCGCAGAAATGCCCCTTTAAGCCTGTTTGACAGGTAAACCGTAGAAGTGTTGGCATCTGTCACTCCAACGCTTTGCGAGCCGTCAGAGCGCGTCAGAAATGGACTTGTAACCGGAACAAATTCTATATTCCATTTTATTCCATTAATTTCAAACATAATTGCACCTCAAAAGGGTGATGCAAAACCGCACCACCCTGCACTTTTACTGGATTTTCTGCATGATAACCTGCATTTTTTGCTTAAGAAGAGCTTTTTCCTCTGATGATGCATCAGAAATCACTTCCGCAATGTCAGAACCGATCTCACGCATGTATTTTTCCAACTCTTTCATTTTGTGTTCCTTGTCTTCTGCCGTATTGCCACGGTGAAGTTCTTTGCTCTCGGTATAATTACGCTTTGCCATATCATACCGGCTTTCCATGTGGCTGCCAGAGTCAGAACTCATAGACGGCTCGGTATAATACATTCTGCCAGATCCTCTGTCCATATCCCGGTACTGCTCCATGTTCCGGTACATTTCCGGTGTCATGTGGTAGTAAGGCGGCTCCTCATAGCCACGACGGTATGTTCCGCGTCCTTTCGGTGCAAATCTTCCATCTGCATACCGGTAATGATCGTAAAACTTCCGTCCATCTCCATAACGGTCAAGCATTTCCATTACATCTTCTGTATCAAATTCCTGCATGGCTTTTGTCAGCTCCCGATAGTACATAGCTTCTGCCAGATCTTTCATCATGTCTACGACCTGTCCCATCTCAGCAGTATCAATGTTTTCGATTCCGGCATCAAACTGTTTTTCGGCACATTCAGCTAGCTTTTCAATCATGCAATACATTCTCTTAACATCCATAGCTTTTACGCCTCCCTCGTTACAACGATATTGGCATTTGCTACGTCAATAGCCTGCGTACTGGTATTTTCAACCGCAATGTTCACGCAACATCCTGCCGGGACATCTACATAGATTCCAGCGGACACGTTGTTATACTGCGATACTGCTGCCGGAGTGGAACGCATTTGAGATGAAAGAACCGGTTCTCCACTGATTGCGATTGCCAGAGAAATTTCACCTGCTGTTCCGCCTGCTGGTACTGCGATATTTGCGGAAAAATCCACAAAATATCTTGCACGACACTGGTTAGTAAGTCCTCTTAAAGTGATGATTCCGGAACCTTCCCGGTGTTTGATGCAGTTTCCTGCTTTTACCGCTGTGTTTGAAAAAACCACATTTCCGTTCTGTGCTACTTCCTGCGCAGCTACAGTTACAAATTCAGCCATAATATTTACCTCCATAAATGATAAGGGCAGACCGTTAAGCCTGCCCTGTGTAATTCTGCTATGCAGACATAACCTGTTTGGTTAAGTTACAATTATTCTGTTGTCAGCATCCGCAGCCTGCGTTGCATCCGCAACCTGCATAACCATAAAGGTTAGATGCCGGATATGATGGAACCGGTGTCGGACGTACCGCATCAATGATCTGCTGTGTCTGAGCAGACATTGCAGTGGTGAGCAGTGCGCTCTGGCGATCCTGAGAAGCTGCTTGACGAAGATCATTATTCTCTGCCTGAAGAGTAGAGATTTTTTCCTGACACAGATAGTCAAGGATTGCACGGGTTCCTGCATTCTGGCTGTCGATGATGTCTCTGGTGTTGCTGTTCATTGTGTTCTGCAAAGCGCAGGTATTCTGTGCCATGTTGTAGTTTACACCCTGAATAGCTTCACGGTTTTCGCAGCAGCAATTTGCAATCTGTGCCTGCAATGCATTGGTGTTCTGCATATTGGCAATGGTATCTGCATTGATTGCCTGCTGGATTCCGAATCCGGTCTGCATGATGTTTGTGTTGATTCCATTGAATCCGGTAAGCATACCGTTATTCACGGCGTAAAAGCCATCACACAATCCATTAGAAATTCCGTCAAGTTTGCTGATAACCGCCTGATTATCAAATCCACGCTGGATCGCAGAATCCGTATAATAGCTAGAGTTGGAACCGTTTCCTCCCCAGCCTCCATTTCCCCATCCTCCGAATACGAAAAACAGAACAAACAGGATGATCCACCATCCATTGCCATCTCCAAAGCCATCTCCTCCGTTGCCATAAGCAGGAGTTACCGGCATTGTAAAAGGTGTGTTTGAATTAAACATGATTTTACCTCCTGAAATTGATATATACTTAATTCTTGCAAGAAATTAGTATCTTTTTTATAAAACTTGTTGTATAATATTTGTGTACGGATAGGGTAGCTCCCGAAAGCTGTTTGTCCTAACAGTTTCCGTACATCAAACTTGTATAGGACATTTACACTGAAAGGACAGGTGTTATTTTTATGCTCAAATACAAAATTGAAGACTATATTGGCAAAAAATATGGTCACCTAAAAGTTTTAGGAAAAGCTATTGAGTCAAATGTTCCTAATTGTTTTTTGTTTCTATGTGACTGCGGAAGAGAAATCTCTCTCGCTCCTGACCTAGTTATAAAAGGACATCAGAAATCCTGCGGAAAATGTTTGTTTTCTAACGAGTCTCCCGCAAGAATAAAGCCGGAAGATTACATCGGAAAAAGAAATAATCTTTTAACTGTTGTTTCCACACACAAAGAGCCAAAGGGAAGAACAAAGCTAATTTGTCTATGCGATTGTGGTAAAACTACAGAAGTTTTACCATATCAATTCAAAAAAGGATCTATAAAAAGTTGCGGTTGCTTGCTCAAAAACAGTCCAAACTACTTGGACGGGAGAAGCGCCAACGAACTTTATGGACTTTGGAAAAACATGCTTGGAAGATGCGAAAATCCAAATCACCCAAAATTTTACCGGTATGGCGCTAGAGGAATCAAAGTGTGCAATGAATGGCATAATTTTTGGAGTTTTGTTTCGTGGTCTATTTCTGTCGGAGGAAGACCAAATGGCTTTTCCTTAGACCGAATAAACAATGATAAAAATTACTGTCCAGAAAATTGCAGATGGGCTGATTCCAAAATTCAATCTACAAACAAGTCAACAAACAGAATCATTGAATATAACGGAGTTTCAAAGACTCTTCATGAATGGGCAACAGAAATCGGAATAAGCGATCAATCTTTATCCAAACGCCTGCAAAAAAAATGGCCACTAGAAAAAGTTTTTGCTCCAAAGTCCAAATAGCTATTTTATGGGGAATTGGGTTTTAAATTCAGCAAATGCTTTATCAAAATCAATTCCCTTTTCTTTTGCAATGTTCCTTCCAAATTTCTCTATGCCTTGTATATCTCCTCTTTGAGCCATATTCATTATATTTCTTACCATTGGATTGCTCATTATCTGGTTGTTTCCCATAATGTTTTGCATAAACTGCTGTGGATTTTGAAACATCTGCATTAAATTCATCGGATTCATTCAGATTCACCATCCTTTTTCACTGTGGCAGTTCTTCCTTTTGTTCCTGGTCTGGCTATTGACAGTTCCAACCGGTCAATCTTTTCGGAAAGCTCGTTGAAGCGTCTCTCAAATACCTCTGTGACGTTCTGTACGAGTCCAGAAGCCATTTTATCTTCGTTAGCTTGTACTTCTTTGGGTGTATTTGGTTGAACCGGTTTATAGGTCAATGTGCGTATTGTTCCATCAGCGCACCAACTTTTAACATAGATTTCTGACAAGTCCTGTTTTGGAAAGAAAGCTGCTGATCCGTCCATAGGCACACAATCAGCTGTCACGTTTTCAATTGCCTGCACGACCATTCCGTTAAGTCCCCTTGGCATCTGTTGCACCGGTTGAGTCTGTTGCTGAACCTGCTGCACTGGAACTTCCGGTTGCTGAAATCTTGGCTGCATATACGGAAGATATGAATTTACACCGTACTGTTGCTGGCCATACGGCATCTGTGGATACATATTATTCTGATACGGAACCGGCATCTTCCTTTACCTCCTCTAAAACTTCCTCGATTGCATGAATGACTTCGGATTGTGTCTGTAGATCAAGTCTCTGCAATTCTTTCCGGGCAAAAATCTTTTCTAAAATTTCATCTGAAAACACTCTTTTCTCCCTCCTTCTGTTTATATTCTGGCATAAAAAAAGAGAAGAAAATTTTCGTTTTCTTCTCATAATATTCTCATTCGCATAAGGCTTTTCTATGTACCATTTATGTACCAATTTATTGAAAAATATAAATAATTATAATGAACTACGTGAACATGAAATTATCAAAAATCCTTTAAATATAAGCATTCGTAGGACTTTAACAAGTTATAATGAGAATCAGCTCCTTCCTAAGTATATTTTTCTCAATAATTTTAATTTTTTCTTTTTTGCTCATTTTTTGTTGATTTATCAACGTTTTTTGAAAATTAAAAATTCATTTTGTACCAATTATGTACCAATTACACCACTCTAAGAGCTTCCTCAACCATATTCATTTCCTTCTTTTTCTGATCTTCCGTGGCATGAACATATATGTTCATTGTTGTTGTTATATTAGAATGACCCAATATCATTTGCAATGTTTTCGGAATCATTCCTGCTTCTGCGCATCTGGTAGCAAAAGTGTGTCTTAAAATATGCATTGATATTTTAGGAAGTCCATTCTTTTTGCATACAGTATACAACTCAATATCCAACTCTGTGTTATTGGCTGGCTTTCCATCAAGTCTTAAAAAAACTGTATCTTTCCATTTGAACTCTAACACTTTTAAGCCATTGTCTATTTTCTTTTGCTCCTTCAAAATTTCAAATGCTTCTTCTGTAAGTGGTATTGTTCGTTTTCCATTTCTGCTTTTGGGATCTCCTATTCGCCATTCCTTTAATTTGTATTTGTATCTGCATGTCCTTTTGACTGAAATTGTTTTGTTCCCAAAATCTACATCTTTCCATTCAAGACCAATTAGTTCTCCGGCGCGTAAACCCGTCTGCAATGCAAAACGATATTGTTTTTCGTACTTGTTCCCAGAAATAGCTTTAAGTATTTTTCTTTGCTCATCAATTGAAAGCGCCTCTCTATTTGAAGATTTTTCGCCAATATTATATTGAACAACTTTTGTGCAAGGATTTTTGCTCAAAACATTATTCTGATATGCATAATCTAGCATATTATGTAAAGTTGCTTTCGCCTGCATAATGGAAGTGTTTTTATATCCTTCATCTGCCATCCTATTCAATACTCTTTGACAATCTATCATGCTTACATCACGCAACAATTTTTGTCCCAATACAGGTTCTATATTCATTCTGTATCGGTCTTTGTAATTGTCTAACGTGTTCAGTCTTATTGTTTTTTCTTTGACAGCTATCCAGTATTTGTACCACTCGGAAACAAGCATATTTACCGGAAAATCTATATTGGAATGTGATTCTAAATACTGAGAATCCGCAACCCATTTCCTGCACTCTTGCAACTTTCTAAAAATTTTTTGAACTCGTTTCCCGTCTCTTGTCGTATACCGCCCAATATAGTATCCATCTTTCCTCTGACTGATTCCAGATCCAAGTTCTTTTCCTTTCAAGTCTTTTCCCACGTTTCGCCTCTCCTTTCTTTATGAGAAAAGCCTTATGCAATATTAAATATTATCACATAAGGCTTCAAAAGTCTACAATTCCACATTCTCAGAAATGTATTTCTCAAATTCTTTTCTTTTAATTAACCGCTTTTTTCCGACAAAAATCACAAAATTGCATCGAGGATTATTTGAAAGCTCTCTTATTTTGTTAATTCCTATGTTGCTGTATTCCGCAGCCTCTTCTAATGTAAGTGTCACTTTTTCCCAAATTGGAACCTGCTTTTTCACCTTATCATCTCCTACCTTTTCTTTGATTGAATGAATCCTACGGCATAGTGTAGATTTTGGAAGAAATGTTTCTAAACATATTTGATCCAGGCTCTTTCCGCGACAGAGCATATGGAAAATCATTTCTTCCTCTTCTGTAAAATTTGTTTTTTTAATTATAAGATCAACTTCCGGCTTACTTAGTCTGTTAAAATTCGACCTCATAAGCCACACCTCTCAATATAATATTCCTGATTTTTCCAGTTTATTTCTGGCTTCTTTCGCTTTTTTAGACCTTGCCTTCTGTACATTCATTTCGTAATGCTTTTCACAGACTTTATACCCTTCTTTTACAGGGCTATCGCAAAAGAAACACAGTCCATTTTTTACACGGTTATCACGTTTATTGCTAAACGTTAGTCTTTTTTTCTGGTTTCGTATTTTTTCTCTGCATATACCGCAAGTTTTAAATCCATAATCTGCTTTTCTTTTACCACATCTAGTGCAAATTCCAACTTCTATACGTCTGTGATGTTCCTTTTTCACCCATTCCTTGTGCTTTTTGTTGTATTCTAATCTTCCATCACCCTCCCGGCTTTTCATTACATATCTATTTTCTTTTGCCCTGCATTCAGGACAAGATTTTTCATCTCCGAAAATATCATTTTTTCCACATCTAGGACAAATTTTGTGATCAAGTAACCAATCTCTTGTCTCTTTTTTATATTGGTTCTGATCTTTTAAACATATTTTGCACAATGCACCTTCCCTGTCTAATGGTTTTCCGCATCTCTGGCACAAACCATTCATGCGTCTTTTTTCCCGTAATCTTTTAACATAAATCAAATTTTCTTGCATAATCATTCAGAGTAAAGCTAGCTTTATTGTCCGGACAAATCTCTTCACTCCTTCCGATATTTATTTTTCTTCTATACTATATGCATTGCTTTCTATTCCATCCAATTTCTGGTTTACCCGTCCTATAAGTTTTCTGATATTCTCCGGCATCTTCGCAATCGTATTTTCCCGTTCAATAATTGTTCGATAGCATCTGACAAAATGGCTGCTCACTACACTTTCATTGTATTCTGTGTCCATTGCCCAAGCGTATAACTGATTTGACGAACCGACGGCTTTCTGCACAGATTCTGGCAGCTTCTCATACTCTTCCCGACTATTATAAGCACTCCTCCTGATAGCCTTACTCACTAACGCCCATGCTTCCATTTCGTTTAAATCTTCCGGTTTAGTGAGCAGTTGGATTTTTTCGATGATCTGGCCGGGAGATGGAGGAAATCCGCTGGCATTCTCTCTGACAAATGCCACAAATGCCGCCTGCACAAGCTTCCAGTCAAAGTCCTGCAACATCATATGCCAGACATTTACCGCAGCTGTTTTGCTAGGTGGATTATAATTTTGATATGCTGCCTGCATCATTGCCAGAAGATTTTGTGTCTCTTCTCTTGTCATCAGCTATCCCTCCACTCTCCTAGAATGTCCTGCTGTCCTTTTGGTCTGAAGACTTTCTCTTTCTGATTGACGTATCCCTCAAATTTGGTACAAAACAGCGTTCCGGGCTTCAAAAACTGCTCAAACTGCGTACCTTTCCATTCCTTTGCCTTTTTGTCGATCACGTTCTTGAAATCTTCCATCGTATATCCTTCGGAAAATCTGGCATTTATGTAAGATTGTGTCTGCTTGTTATTGTATTTGTATCTCGTTCCGCATACTTGATTCAAATAGTCAACAATTTCCTTGATCTGCTCTAACGTAACACTCTTTTTCTTCCGCTTGTCCTCTTCTTTCAAGGCGGCAATTGCCAAATCAAGAGCCTCATTATGCATAATGCATAGCTCTTTTGACGGATTAGCCGGACTATCTGGGTGCAAATATTTTGTTTTCAGATATTCAATAGCCTCTTTCTCTTTCATAATCAACTTCCTCCAGTTCATTCAAAGCGCATCTGCTACATAACTGCATTCCGTCCACTTTGTATAATTTTTCTACTTCATCCCCACACTCGTCGCAGATCAGCACCGCCGTATGTCTTCTATGACAACTATCTCCAAGGCAAGGATACGATTCCGTTGCACAACCGCAGCATTCATCTCGTTCAGTTATCACTCTGAATCACCAGCTTTCTTAAAGTAAACTCCTCTTAAATGCTCATCAAGGTCTAATTCTATTCCGTCAATATTTCCGTTCAACTTGTTTTGACAGTGACACAATAGCGTTCCAAGGTTGCAAATTCTACCTGCCCTATATTCGCTTGTTATGAAGTCAAGAACTCTGTTTACACTTTCCATCCTGTACTTTACTATCTTTGAATTGTAATCAAGTCTTATATCTGCAATTTCTTTTTCATGCCGTCTGATTTCAGCTAAATCACACTTGCAATATTCATAATCGCTAATAAGTTTTTCCTTTGCATCTCGTGCGATTTCTTCCGCTGTATAGCCTTTAATTTTGCTCATTCACTCCTACCCTCTTTCAAAATCTCATCCAGGCATGCATTCCAGCCGGATACAAATGCCTTTCCTATTCCGCCAAACTCGTATTTTTCAACTGGAAGCTCCTCTTTTCGCTCCGGCAACTCCCGAAGGGGACACCAGTCCGGTTTATAGTAACAATAATCATCAATCATCCGACACTGTGTGTTATCGTTCGGCTCATCTTCAAGCTCGCAACACGCCTCTACTCCCTCATGTAGTTCTCTGCAAAATCTGCAATCACAACAAGTTTCCGGCATATCCATAACCAATACTGCTTTAGCCATCTACTTCACCCGCTTTCAATAAATCCATAAATTTCTCATACTGCTTCTGCGATACCTTATTATGCTTTTTATCCTCTCTAATTTCGATTTTAAGGTGCTTTTCTGCGATAGATGATAATTCCCTAGCCATATTCTTTCTGCCCTGCTGAATCCCGTCTCTGTAGCCTTTCTGCGGTCTGTAATCATCTATCTGCGTCTTGCCCTCTCCCTGTGAACCGGAAGTCTTGTTGCGTAGCTGATAACCTCGATCTGCATATTCTTTTATAAAAAGCTGTTCCATTTCATTAAGCACAACTTCTGGATATGAATTAAAATCAATTTTCCATCCATTTTGGTTTTGCTTAGAGTACAAACCATGCTTTTTGATTGAAAGATCTATATGCTGGTAACCTACCATATGTTGAGCCAGTCTGGTCAAAAGATGTACCGCCTGTCCAACATACGCATATTTGAATCCGTTTTCATCCATTCTTGTAAGAAAGTAGATTCCGCTTCCTTCGTCCAAATACGGATTCACTTCCAGCAATCGCTTCTTATTCTTTGCTTCAATAGCTTTTGCCTGCTTGAATTTATTGTAGTCCATCTTAAATTCTCACATCCTTATCATTTTTTCTAATTTCAAGATTAAGTCCGCATTCTTTCCGGAGAACTTCGATTTGGTCGTCCCATGTACAGTAATCATCCATAAGGCATTCTGCTTGAAAATTAAATTCATGAATAAATCTGTCTAGTCTTGTTCTCCCAAAACCAAATTTTTCGTGAAGAATATATGCCGATAAAATAGTGACTGTATCAACTGTGTTGTTCTTTATCCGCATAATGCATTCATTCATGGTAGCCTTGCTGACGGCACACGGAAGATCAACAATATTCCGCATTCGCAATTCTTCCTCAAGTCCTTCAACACCTTTTGCCTTGGCAATTCTAAGGGCCTGTGCCATACCCTCCATTCTTGCTCGTTCCTCTTTATTTCGTGACATTTTTTGTTTTCTCCATCATTCAAATATGGCAAGTCCAGATGAAATACATACTAAAAAAATAAGAAAAAAGCATATATTATACCCCAACAGCATGCATGTCATGAGAACCAATTCTGATATTTCCTTTGTTTTTCTATACCAAAGCATTTGCTCTTTCCCTATCATAATGGAGGCGGCAATCGAAATACTTAACCAGAATATTGCAATCATAACTAAAAAGATTATCTTCACCACTTCACCAAACTCTCCATTTCCACACTGAATCCATCAAATTTTCCAGTAGCCACATAGTGATCTGTGCTAAAAAATAACAGTTTTTTCCCACTGTTTCCCATGCTCACACCATTCTCTATAATCGTATGTCTTAACAGTTCAAGAACCACTTTGATTTCTTCCTTTGTCTCATCATTCATAAAAATCACCTCCGCTATTAAAAAAGGGGCATTCAAAACACCTGCAAATCATCTCTCCGTCCTCATTTTCGTAGTAGTTATCACCGTATCCGGTGCATTCATAGCAATAGTCATAATCATCGTCCATAGTTATACCTGCCAGTTCAACTTCTGCCCGCAGCACTGGCAATAATCCCACCTTGCTGTAACTCCGCAGCCACATATAGGGCAATAACCAGCTTTCAAAACATAGTTTGTTCCATATTGATTTTTCACAAGCTTCCTTCTCTGTTTCTCCATAGCTTCCCGGCATTCTTCCACCGTTCCGATTCCTTCATATTCTGCACATGCCTCAATAGCTTTTCCTACAGTTCCATGTTTCTTGGCCAGTTGCAGATATTTGGATGTTGCTTTCAGTTCTTCTACTGTTCCGATCTTCCTGTACTGCTTCACATGTTCAATAGCTGTTCTTACCGCCCAATTCTCATCAACGTCAAAGTTTTCTATATATCCCCAATTAGACTTTTCCTGTGCGATTATTTTTTTCAATGCGCTTTCGAGTGCTTCATTCTCAGTCACGGCTGTCTCCTTTCTCATCCAGTGAATTATAAATGTGTAAATACATCTCAAAATCGTCAGGATCCATCTTGTCCGAAAGGAAATCCAAGAAATCTTTATTCCGCAAGCATTCTTCCGGCGTACCGATTGCCATATATTCGCCCAACAGAAGGGATACATCTACAATGCGATCCTGAAGTACTCTTACCCCTTCCAACGCTTTGATCGCCATCTTTATTGCTTCTGTAAGTTCGTTTTTGGTCATGTTAAGCGGCGCTCTTTGGATGCCTGATAATGCTGCGTAAACAATTGTATTACATGCTTTAATTGCTTCACTCTCAGTCATGGCTTTCCTCCATTTCTGCCAGCTTGGCTTCGGCTTCCTCTCTGGTTAAAAATAAATTCTCATTTACTTGTCCTTCGAAATCACTTGTTATAAACCCGTTCTCTTTTTCAAAATAAATCTGTACTCTTGGAAAACGATATGGCATTATAACAAACTTGCTTATAACGTGTGAGCAAATTACATAGCGTCTATCTATATAATGTATTACATAAACTGTATCTCCCACCTTGCACGGCAACCGCAGCAGCCTTCCCTGCTCTTCCAGATCTTCGTATTGTTTTAATTTCTCAGCTACTTTCAAAATCTTCTTAGCTTCATTCGGCTCACAGGATATGGTCAAATCAAAAGTAAAAGCAACTCCTCCTTTGTCGCTTGTTTGTGTTAATCTTTTCATCCTACACCTCCAACAATTCCGGGTTATCAAATACGTTTCCGATAACCTCAACTCGATTTCCATTCCGAACGTATTTCCACAAATCATCATTTATAGATCTACTTCCATTTCTTCCCATGCAAATAGCAAAAGTCGATCTAAAACCTTGATAGAATACTTTCCCAAGTCTTTTCTTCGTATCCTTATTCGGAAACGGGCAATCATCATTGTCTCTTTGGTATGAAATAATATCATTCTCCCATATTTTCTTACCGTTCTTATCGGTAAATCCTGTATATTGACCGATAGTTTCTGGATCTACTAATTCAAACCCGGATGTTTCTCCACATGAGTAAAAAGTTGTCGCTGTATCAAAAATTGTATGTATTTCCTTATCATACATATCCAGTGCTTTTACATAATAACCTTCTACCCACTCGCCGTTATCAATCCGCTTCCCACGGAAAAGAATCTCTCTCATAGTCATTCCTCCAAATAATCACGCACTAAATTATGCATATCCAATCCGTTTGGATTGTCGTCTAAAACGCTATACAGCTCCTCTTCCAGATAATCCGGGGCATAGCCATCGGTAATCATTCGATCAGTAAAATCTCCCTCTTCGCACCGATAGTAACCATTGCTACGTCTCTTCCAGTTTTTCGCATAGGTCTGACCGCTTATCTCCAACGTTTCAACCCATCCGTCTTCTGTTGTCTCAATTGTGTATTTCATTCTTCTGCCTCCTGCGGTTTCTCACACCGCTCAAACTCAATCACCCAGACCCACGGGTTCGCATCCCAGCCGTAGCGGTCAAGATCAGATTTCTTGATGGTGCTGTTCCAAAGTTTTTTCCATTCTTTCAATGCAATCTCCATATTTCCAGCATGAACTGCAATAGAAGAAAGTCCCTCACTGCGGATGTCATCAGCAGTGATATCCTGCAACCGCTCCACCCGTACATTCGTAACCTTCAGCCATATCCTCGCCGCTTCTTTCGGCATGTGGATGGATGGTCGCCACGGCGCATGATCGTGTTTCACTCCATTTTCATCAACATATGTATCGAACGGGATTGTATCTGTTGCTGCATAATAATATTTTCCCGTATCCTCAATGACCTGTTCATTTCCATCCAATTCATATAGATACTGCCATGTTTCTCTGACATAGAGGATATCGCCCGGTTGATATGGCAATTTGTAAAATCCTTCGCCGTATCCATCGGCATACACCCCTCTACAAGATATATATCCTTTAGGAGTAAATGCTTTATATCCCCACATCGCATCATCCGGAATGCCATCTTTAACAATCCTTCTGGTACAGGTCTTGCGTCCATCCAGAATTGCTCTCACCATCTCGGTATTGAATAAAATCGGTTTAATTTCCATCTACTCCACCGCCTTTCACAATCTTGATTGCATCATTGATCCCCCGAATATAAGCACTCGCTTCCGTTGTGGCTTTCACAAAGCCAACATTTTCTCTTTCCTCTTTTAACTGCTCCACAACCTTGTCCAGATCGTATATTTTTTCTGATCTGCATAATTCTTCAATCTGATCTACGATAAAATAATCACAGGTTCCACGATTAGAAGTATTTATGAGTTCCATTACATCATCTGCTCTTACATATTTACCGCTCATCACTGCCTCCTGTTCCATTCGGAAATTACCTCACTCAGGTTATGTCCTGCCGGATAAGACACTACCGGCACAGGACAATCAGGATTGTTACACTTTACCATATACATCATTCCTCCACTTGACCAATGTTCGATTCTTGGTGTTTTTCCGCAGAAATGGCACGGTTTAAGTTTCTCCATTATCTTCTCCCTCCATGTCTTTCACGCAGCCTACTCTATGCTCATAGCAGTCATAGGAAAGGGGCTTTCCTTTCACTTTCATAACTGCAATAATCTTTCCGTCCGCTTTGCATTTCTTGCGTTTTTTATCCAGAAATTCGCAGTTTCCATTACAGTACATACTCCTTCTCCTTTCCACAGCTCCGGCAGTTACGCGAACCGGAGTTGACCGGTCTGATCTTCAATTTTCTCTGTTTCTCCGAGAATTATCTTACGGAACAGGCTTTCAAAGATCGGGACAGGTATGCTGTTTCCAGCCTGCTTATACAGTGCACCGTTCAGACAATTTTCTTTCCCTGGATGCACTCTTTTTGCATTTTCAAAATCTTCATCGGTATAGCCTTGGATTCTCCAACACTCCCGTTCTGTAAGATACCTGTATTTCCCATTCCCAATATCCACAACCCCACTGTTCGGACTGCGCATCTGTTTGCAGGTTATTGTCATTGCATAATCTCTGATTACAGGCACTCTCCCTTTGAAGCTCCCGTCATAGTCAGATAACCCATCTATTCTCCGCAACATGCTTGGCTGTGTTACCACGTAGTAGTCTGGCACATCTGTTTCTAGGAAATTTTTTATATTACGCATTGGTGTGTGTATCAGATCAGAAAAATCAAAATATTCCGTCCCGAGTGCAGACACCGTGAAATATCTTTGTCTTGCTTGAGGGAGTCCGAAATCTCTTGCGTCCAGAAGCTCATAGCTACTGGTGTATCCCATTTTTTCCATTTCAGACATATATCTGTTGTGATTGTGTACCATGTACTTGCTCCGCACGTTCTTCACGTTCTCCCAGATGACATACCTTGGTTTCCATGCACCCATCTGCAATAAAATGTGTATTGTCTCCCACATAAGGCTTGACCGTGTTTCTGATCCTTCGTCTGCGCCCTTCTGTTTACCGGCAATACTAAAATCTTGGCACGGACTGCCATGTATCAGGATATCTGGCTTCAAATTCCAACCGACTACACTTTGCGTTTTGTATGGCAAGTCAGTGGCAAACATTGCGTTATAGCTTCTGACTGCCTTTTCATCTATTTCCACATAGTCGATGGCTTTTACAGGGATCCCGAGGTTGCGCAAGGCGCATCGCGGAGATCCAATACCGCCGAACAATTCTAAAATCTGAATCATTTTTCAAAAGGAACCCGATATATCGTTACCCCGGCCGGAGGTTCGGCTCCTTTCTGTTATTTGTAATCTTCAAATCTCTTTACTGCCGCAAAAGTAACTCTGGAATTTACCCATCTTTGCAGTCGCAGTAAGTCGTCTCCGCGTCTTAATTTGTATTTTTCATAGATCATGACGTATGGACTGTATCCAAGATCCCGCAGAGTATAGATCCTTTCCAAGTCCTGTTCCATCGTTGTGTTGAATCCGCACAGAACATACACAGTCATTTTCCAGCGTCCCCATCCTGTAAGCTCCTGGAACATTTTGAACTTCGTAATTATTTTCTCCCGGTCTTCGTACCTGTCCCAAGCAAAATGTATCTGCTTAATTTTCATCCGCCGGATGTATTCCGCTTTTTCTTCAGTCATAAGGCGGATATCACATCCTTGTGAAAAATCCACCCATGCGCCGCTATCAATAAGCTGCTGACTTAAATCTTTCCATTCACGGCAGGCAAACATATTCGGGTCAAGTAGCACAATATTTTTCTGACCGTTCCAGAATTCCGATAGATCAGCTACTTTTGTAGAGCATTTTCCTTCTTTCTTCTCGACGATGCAGAAGTCACACCCTCGCGGGCATCCTCTGGTTAAGAATCCATATGCTGTATCTCTGCACAGATCTGGATACAGACTATAATCTGGATATATATGCTCTACACCAAATGGTAACGGTAAGCCCCCGTCCGGGTAATGATAACCCGTTCCGCCTTTGACTATTGTTCTGCCAGATACCGGATGCGGATAATCTGGTGTAAATGTAAATACCTTGCTCATATACACAAGATCCGGCTGGTCCTTCCAAGCAGTTAGCGGATCATACCATTCCACTGTATCGCCGTCCTGTTTGTGCCATGCGGACAGTTTCATAAGCGGTAAGCTCGGGAAATTATGTCCGTCTACATCAACCAGCGCAACTCTCATTTCTTCTTCCTCTTTCTCGGCTGGTACTTATCGCACTTCCCTACCGGACATTTGCGACTATGCTTTGTTATGCTTATGTAATCGCATATTGCTCCGCCGTTCGTGCCATTGTATAAGCCGTATTTACAGCTTTTGCACAGCTTTAAGCTTGTTTCGATCATTTCCATTACAGCCTCCTGCAGATAACCTCCAACTTGTTACGGATTTCGGCTAATCTATCATGATTGGTAACAAGTACCTGTTCCATACAGTTTCCCATTTCTGCAGGTGATGAAACCATGTCATATCCATAGAGTTTGCTCCCAAGATCACTTACAAGGCATTCAACTCCATCCAAGATTTCCGCTGTATGTGTAATCACATCTGATAATTTTGCTTTATCGTCCGGTCTAACTGCCATATTCTCATTCATTCTCTTTTCCTCCTGCAAAATGTAATTCCATCAGATCTGCAATCATCAGGTATTCCTGTCCGTATTTGCTGTCTTTGTGCGTTTTCTTAACTTTTCCCCTGAATTCTTCCAGTGTTCCGTAAAAGCATCCGCACCTCACTCCTACTGTTCCGTCCTTCTGCCGGAAAAATGTAGTTGTCCGCTGCTCACTTCCAAAACCTCCAACAATTGCATAATCCAGATCACCGGAGACCCGTGCATTACCGCAAACCCATGCATTACCGTAGACCTGTGCATCACCGTAGACCTGTGCATCACCGTAGACCTGTGCTTCACCGTAGACCTGTGCTTCACCGTAGACCCGTGCATTATCGTAGACTCGTGCATTATCGTAGACCCATGCTTCACCGTAGACCCGTGCATTACCGCAGACCCGTGCATTACCGCAAACCTGTGCATTACCGTAGACCTGTGCTTCACCGTAGACCTGTGCATCACCGCAAACCTGTGCATTACCAGAGACCTGTGCTTCACCGTAGACCTGTGCATCACCGCAAACCCATGCTTTACCGCTATTAGCGAGGTTAGATTCTTTCTCCACGAATCCGCCCAGATCTCCTTCTTTCACATTTTCAAATGCTACCAGTGCTTTGATTCTGAATAATTTTTTTCCAAAAATATTTGTTACGCATTCTGCTGTAAGTTCAAATTTTTTCATTTTCTCACCCTCTTTATCACGCAAACGGTAACTCTTCATCAATTCCATCTGGGATGTTCATGAAACCATTTTCATCAGTCATTGGATTAACTGCATTACTTGGATTAGCCGGAGCTGCGCTCTGCTGATTGCTGCTTTTGCTTTCACCAAACTCAATTTCTTCCACCAGAACATCTGTGGTGTAGATCTTGTTTCCGTCCTTATTCGTATAAGAGCCGGTCTGAATCCGTCCACAAATATTAGCTTTCATACCTTTGCGGAAGTATTTTTCGATAAACTCCCCGGATTTTCCGAATGCTACACAGTTGATAAAATCAGCCGTCGGATTTCCATCACCTTTGAATCTTCGTTCTACTGCCAGAGTAAATCTCGCAACCGCAGTTGTCTTTTCTCCGTTTGAGTATCTAACGTCAGGGTCTTTCGCGAATCTACCTGTTAAAATTACTTTATTGATAAGTCATTCCACCTTTCTAAAACGGGCATTCACCCGGATTCCTTAATTCTAATTCCATGCCAGGCTCCACAACGCACACATTGACGTTTGGAACGGATTTTTTCATCTTTTCGATGAATTTACCGGCATCTGCATTTTCTTTTGATAAATGGCACATAATAACGTTCTGCAACTGATCTGACACATTGGCTTTCACAAATTCGCAAGCCGTATCAATGCTCATGTGTCCCCGGACAACATGGTTTTTCTTTGCATCGTCACCGGATAATAATTCCGGGTCATAATTGACTCCCAGAAGAATATGATTGACATTTTTGAACCTCCACTTAATCAGTTCTGTGTCAGTTGCATAAATCATTGTCCCCATCTCTGGGTGATGAATCCAAAAACCGTAACACGGGCATTCAGAACCATCACCGTTTGTATGAGTCCATTTGCCATCCACCGTTGTCAATTCAAAGACTTTGATAATCCATTCTCCCTTGAAGTTTGCAGAAGCATCTCCTAAGCAAGGAGCAAATACTGGTATTCCGATATTAGAAAGATACTTGGCTGAGCACGCATGATCCCCATGCTGATGTGTTACAACGCACCCGGAAACATTTCTGATTTCCCAGTTCAGCCCTTTCTTAATTTCCTTTGCTAGTGCTCCACAATCCAGAATTAGTTTTTCTCCGCTGTTTGCAATGAGCAAATAGCAATTACCAGAGCTTCCACTCTCTACGGTTTTTAAAATCATGCTTCTACATCCTCTCCTCTGCAAAGCCTGATAAAATCCGTTTTAACTTTATCGTGCAACTCGCTTAGAATTTCTTCATCTGCAAGTTCATGGGAAAAAATCGGTCTTCCCATAGCATTCGCTATGTATTTATAGAGTTCTTCTCTTTCCTCGCCTATTGTCATACAGTAACCTGTGTAGGCTTCTACGATCACTCGTTCTTTAAGAGTCATACTTTCACCTCATCGTCCGCCGGAAACCGGAAAACAGCATTGTTAATAAAATCTACTTTTGACGGCTGATTTTCTGCTCGCACCATAACACCGCATTTATTTAATCTTTCAAATTCCTTTGCCACATCTTCTGAAACATCAACATTCTGCATTACGATAGGTATTCCGACATATGTCTCTCTCAACAATTCCATTACTTTCAGTGCTTTTTCTCTGGATGAATATTTAGCCATAATTCCATTCACGACTTCAGTTGGTCTTACTGCTGTATCCATAACCGCCGATATATAATTATCTAAAGTTATTCCAAATACAAAATTTTCATACGGAACATCAATCGTTCCATCCTGCGAAATTACTCTCATCTTATCCCTCCTGCATGAACTCCGGCATTGCCTGCTGCCCGTCCGGTTCAGTCACTGTTCCAGCAGTTTCTTCCGGTTCAAAATCCATAGAATTTGCATTCTTAACGATCTCTTCATGAGCCTGCTCCTGTACATCTTCGATCTTGTATTCTTTGAAATCACCGTCAATAATCTCTTCTTTTGTGTACAGACCCATAGTCAGTTCCGGGCAATTAAGACTGGAAAAGAAAGATGCTGCTCTGTAACGAAGCATCAGCTGTGGCATGGTTTTCCATTTACTTCCGTTTTTTCCAAGCCATCCCTCTGCTCTCGCCATATCCATGTCAACCGTCATACCTTCAACTTTTCTACCATTCTTCATTACCCATGCTGTGCAAGAAAATGGCTTTCCGTCCTTGTCCTTCTTCTCCTCGAACTGTAATTCCGTATCAAAATTTCCGCTGTTATTGATCGCAGCAATCAAAAACTTGGAACTCCATGACGGTCTTCCCTGGATTACATTAAGGTTCTGCATTACCATAAGCGGACTTACGTGCAATCTCTGTGCCTGCTCAATGGCAATCAGACAATTCGCTTCATTTCTCTGGAACGTTTGTGGCACTATCGTTGAACTTGACAATGCTTTTGCCATCTGCATAGCCATAATGAAGTTATCTGACGTTCCAAAAATTCCAAGACTGTAATCCGTCACTTTATTTCTTGATACTTCTCTCTTTTCCTCTGTTACTGCTACCTGTGTATCTGCCATAATCACTTATTCCTCCAATAATTCTTTTACATATAAATCCATCGAGTGGCACAACTTAATGCAATTCCCATGTAATGCATGGTTTTTCCAAGCGTTGTACTTCTCAAAAAATTTTTCTTCCGTCATTTTCCCGGATCTAACCAGTTCTGACCATTTCCTGATTTTCTTACGCATCTTTCGTTTGTTTGTTCCACTCAATTTTCTTATGTATTTTCCTTCCAATGTTACGTAGTGATGAAAACCTGTAAATGCTATTCCGCATTTGAATGGGACAATCTGTGTCTTTCCATTCAATTCAAGTTCCAGCCTTCCAAGAAATTCTCGGATCTGTTTTAGACAAAACATCAAATACTCTTTATCTGGATAGATCAAATAGAAATCATCCATGTATCTTCCATATCTGGATATTCCAAGTGTTTCGGTAATGAAGTGATCCATACCATCTAGCATCAGAAGTGCATATACCTGAGCTACCTGATTCCCGAGTGGAAGCCCCAGACCTTCTGTGCTTTCAATAAACAGGTGATTCAACCATTTGGTGTACTCATCTGGAAAGTGATAGTCAACAATTCTTTTCAGGATCTCATGGTCTATCTGGTAGAAAAACTTTTTAATGTCACATTTAAGAATCCAGCCATCAAGTCTATGTTCTTCATAAAAATCAATCATTTGCTCTTTCAAGCAATCCATTCCAAAATGAGTACCTTTCCCCTGCTGCCCTGCATAATTCGTACTAATAAAGCGATCCCTTAATGCAGGATGCAAAATCTCGTCGCATAAGCAATGTTGGACGATTTTGTCTTTGAAAGAACACGATTTAATCACTCTTTCTTTCGGTTCGTAAACCTTAAATTCGTTGTACGGATTCAACCGGTATGTCTGATTTTCCAGTTGTTCTTTCAATAAGTGAAGTCCTTCCAGATTCATAGTCTGAAATTTTGCACAGCTTCCATTAAAACCTTTTCCAGTTTTAGCCTTCCGGTATGCCTTATACAGATTTTCATAGCTGCATATAACATCTTTATCCATTGTAAAAATTCCTTTGTATTTACCCTATTCGAGAAGGTCATGCACTTTTTTGTATCTTTCTCTGATTTCGGCTTATTGCCTACTCTAACTGCCTGTTTGATACAGAATGGGCGAACACCGTTGCTGTTGTTGTAATTGTTGTTGTTGATATTGCCGGATGGAGCAACAACGGTTTAAACAGCGCATAACCTATAATTTTATCGTCCTTTATCTTTGGTTCTCCATGCAATCGCCATATGTTTTATATCGGACACCATTTTCGACCAATACTCCGTGCTTTCCATGCTGATAATATTAAGTTTCATTGATAATTCGATATAAAACAACAATTCATCGCAATTTGTGATTGCTTTTGTCTGTAACTCTGATCGCTCCTTTTTAAAATTTTTCAAATCTGTCCGGTTGGCTTCGTACAAATATTCATAAATTTCAAGTGCTTTATTCTGCATCTTGTCCACCAATGAAAATCTATACTTTTTAGGATACCGGTTGCAATTCGATGTCACTCTCAAAGTATGCGCTGCCAGATCTTTTGCTTTCAGAATTACTTTCAGTTCTGTTTCTGGCATTTATTTTTCCTCTGATTCAAAGATTGCAGAAGAAAAGATACAGAACGGGCGAACACCGCAGCGGCCGTAGTAACCGCCGTAGTTGAAGGCATATTGCCGGACGGAGCAACAACGGTAACACTGTTGTTGAAGCCATTGCAAGGTGTACTCCACGGAGAAATCAACCAGAACCAATCGTCTGTATTTGGAATGAGCTTTCTGTATTTCCGGTACTCATCCACTGTCAAAAGTGAAACTTTATCATCACATGTTCCGTACTCCGTCTGACCGTCCAAAGAAAGAAGGCTTCTCTCAAATTTGATCAGATTACCTGTCCCGATTTCTGATTCCATCTTTTTCAAAAATTCTTCATTCAAATATTTTCGAAGATTGCTGGTTCTCCAGTCATTGTTTTCAGAGCTGAATTTCATTTCACCTATAGAATCAGACAGACAAACATAACCATCACTCGTGATATCAATAATCTTCCAATTAACTCCTGCCAGTTCAAATGTTTCACCAATAGTAAGAAATTTGGAAAATTTCTTGTTGCATTCTACTTTCTGGCCGCTTCTCAGCTCTTCCATTTCTTTTTTTAACACATCAATCTGTTCCTGCAATGCTTTCATTGTTAATCCCATTTTCATTCTCCCTTCGATACAAAGATATTAGATTTTAAGATACAAAACGGGCGAACACCGTAGCAGTTGCTGAAATAGTTGTCGTTGATAAGGCCGGACGGAGCAACAACGGCAATTGAATATTTCCATCCTCTGTCTTCTGTGCTCCAAGGTGTGCATGTCCACCACCAATCATTAAGGTTTTTATTAACCAGTAAATTGTTGTACAGTCTGGCTTCTTCGAATGTGATTGGTCTGACTTTGCACTTGAATCCTCCGAACTCATCCTGCATATCTACACTTGTCAGATCAACCTCATGCTCAATAAGGTTTTTTGATCCGACTTCCTTCTCAATAACCGGCTGGATCAGATTCTCGATAACCTTTTTCAGATTTGACTCTTTATAGTTTCTCGAATCCTCATCAAATTTCACATTTTCAGCCATGAATCCTTTGGAAATTACTGCTGTTTCCTCTCTGCACTGCATCAGTACAATAAAATCATGCTCTCCAATTTTGAATACATTTCCCGGATTCAAAGTTAAAAGCTGCACTTTTGGCTGTTTTTCCTCTTCTTCCAGCTTCTTAACCAGTTCTCTTGCCATATCCAATGCTTTACTCATTTTTACCCCTCCACTTTTAATTCTTTGCCATCATTTACGATCAGCATAATCAGCTGACCGTCCACCATATCAATAACCTTCTTCTGGTTTTCAGAGTCCAACGACTCACAATCATCCAACCAGATCGGCACTGAAATTCCCTCGATTTTCTGGATACTCCGGCAAATATCCAGTTTTCCGAGAATCCGGTTCCCCTTATTGCTGATGGTGGTCAGAATGGACTTTTCGTCAACCTGTGGAATGCATACGGACTTGTAATTTCCATTCTTTGCATTCTCGAACAACTTCCACTTAACCAGTCCAAAATGGCTGTTGATTTCATCGGAAAGCAGCTCATTTTTCTTCTTTTCCAGTTCTGCCAGAAGGTCAAGTATATGCTCTGCGTCCGTCTTTTTCTGCCCCAGGTCAAGCTTTCTTGCTTTCAGTTCTTCCAGTCTTTCTTCTTCTGCGGAGGTATCCGACTGTGCAATTTTCTGTTCGCAGGCTCTCAGTTGTTCGTTCAACTCCGATTCTTCCTGTTTAAGCTGTTCTTTCAAATCAGAAGCGTTTCCAAACTGTTCCAGGTACTTTCCCTTTTCAGTAATCTGGTTCTGAATTTTCTTATATTCTTCATTACCAGAAATATCCGCAGCAATCGGAATTTCCGCTTCTTTTTCTCTGAGAAGTCGAATTTCTTCTTCAATATTCCGAATACATTCTGCGTTATGCTCAAAAAAAGTATTCAAAGTCTTAATATGTTTTTCATTTTCCTCGATAGAAGATTTCAGAGACATTCCTTTGTCGGTGATGCGCTTCAATTCCGCTTCTTTACGCACTGCGAACTCTGACCGGAGCTGTTCTTTCTTGTCCTCTGGATATTCCTGCCCGCAGTACACGCATACGGTACTGTTTTCGTCAAAAACTCTTGCTTTCTCCTGCTTCCAAAGTTCAGCCATTTTCTGCTTATCTTCGGTCAATCTCTTAATTGAATCTGTCAATATTTCTACTTTCCGGCTGTAATTGTCAGACTCAATTTCTAATCTCCGCTTTTCGGCTGTTTTATCCGCTATTTCACTTCTGATCTTCCGGACTTTTTCTGATAGAACATTATTCGCCTGATTCTGCATATCTGGCAGTTTGAATTTCAGCTCCATAATTCCGGCAGTAGCAGATTCATAATCTTTCAAAATGTTCTGACTATCAGCCTGTTTTTTCAGATTCTCTGCAATCTGTTCTTTCAATGTATTTCTCTGCAATTCCAGATCAGACACATCCATGTCGGATTTTAACTTGATGTCTCGTTCTTTCTCCTTAATATGTCCGTCCAGAACCGGAAGCTCTTTCTCAATATCCGTTTTCTTTTTCTTATTCATGGCAGATAACTCTTCAACTGAATAATCTGTCAGCTTTTCTGCCAATCCATGAAGGCTTTCGTTCTCCCAGCAAACATGCATATCTGAAAAAGATTCTGACAGTGAAAACAAATATGCTCTCATTTCATCTGCTTTTTTAGTAAGAAAAGCCTCTGGATTAGAACAACTTTTCAAAAGTCCCATATCAATTCCAAGATACGATTCAAATTCTGCTTTTTTCTTTGGAACATCATTGATAAAATATTTATTATCATCTTTGTAGGATGCTCCGTCCTTGCTGATCGTCCGGTGCTGTACCTTTCGCATGGAAATTTCTTTTCCATCCAGATCGAATATCAGTGTTACTTCTACATCAGAATCCATTACCGGTTCCCCGTCAACTTCCCTACGGACTGCCGGACTGCTTTTCAAATTGTAGTCGCAATCAAACAGTACCCAAGTATATGCGGTCGCAATGCTGGACTTTCCAGCTCCGTTCATACCGGAAATTTTAGTGATATTAGAGAAATCAATCTCTTTTTCGGTATATTTTGTGAAGTTTTTCAGCTTCATTCGTAAAAGTTTCAGTTCCATTTCTTTTCTCCCTTAATTCGTTTGCGGTTACGATTGCCAGTTCCGTTCCAAGGATACGAAGTATTTCCTCTCCGCTCGGCTTGCATCCGGCAGCTATCAAACCAACCAGAACATTCACTCTAGTTTCCTGATCTACCAAATTGATATACTCGTCTTTGCTGATGCATATGTACGCATCCTCCAGTAAATCCACTTTCATTTTTCCTCCACCTGTTCAAATCCAAGCACCTGACCGTCGTTAATGACTGCTGCCTGATCTTTTTTCTCATAATTGTCAATTCAGTCCTGCAATGTAATAGTTTCCATGTTCATTTCTATCTCCTGTAATTTAATCTTCTAAACTTATCCACCGACCGAATAATTCCTGTTTCCTTGTGGATTATCTTTAAATAGAACTCTGTTTCATCCACCAGCATCCAGTTAGCCGGATTAAATCTAGCTGCTGCCACAGCTTCTTTTTGCTCTCTTGTTAGGCGTTTCGGCTGCTTCATCTTTTCTTTCTCCGTGAAAGATACCAGCTGTATGCGATGCAAGCACCAACTTCTGCAATAATGCAAGCCATAAAGCC